TATAATAAAATCAAGAGGTAATTATGGCTATTGAAAACAAAGAAGATTTAGTAAAAAAAGTTGCGGTGTTAGAAGACAAACTTTTACCACTCAGACAAGCAAGTGAAGAACTTGTTCTTGTTAAAAAACAACTTGTAGACGTGTTAAAAAGCAAAGAAGAAGTTATTGCTAATGAACACACTGTAAGAAAAGAATTACAAAAATTACAAGCAGAATTTGGTGGAAACATAAAAATCATTGAAGCAAAAGATAAACAAATTGAAACATTAAAAGCAGATTTAAATAAACTTGCTACATTGTTTGATGAATATATTGTTGCCTATCAAGACCAAGTGAAGATGCTTGGCGTGTTCGTAAAAAATACTCAAACCGTAGAAAAATATCTAACGGTAAAAATAAATGAGTTTAATGGAGGAAATAAAAAATGATTATTAAACGTTGGGACGGGTCGGCATTCGTAAAAGAATTTCCAGAAACAAAAGCGCAGTTAATTCGTAATAACGGAGATACTGAAAACATCTTTGATGGAAATGATAAATTAAAACTAAACTATTTACCAGATGCAGTATTTGATAGTTTGTATTTTGTAAACACAACAGGAGATGTTTATGGTGCTACAAGTGGAAGTTTAGGAACTTTAACATGGGACGCAATCCAAAACGCTGCGAGTGCAACAAGAAGTGCCAAAGGTTCTTATTATGTTGCAGACGACCCATTTACTTTTTCTCAAACTACGACATCAACCGATTTTTCTGGAACATACATTATTGCTACATTTTCTTCTCGTGATAATGACTCAGTTGGTGCGTCTGCTAATGGTGGTTCAACCGCAAATAACGTTTTAGAAGTTGGTGATTGGCTTGTTTTGACCAATTTAACGGGCGCTGGAACTGTTGGTAGTCCATACGTTGCTACTTGGGCTGTGGTCAATAACGTTTATGATAATGCTACAACTTCAATTTTTGGTCTTACTCAATTATCTTCACGCACGACTTACGCTTCATTAAGTGGTAGTAACGTTGTTACTGAAAGCGTGTTAAAAACAGTTGTTGATAACGCTGCATTTGCTTCTGGAACTCACGTTCACGGAAATATTACAAACGCTGGTGCAATCGGTTCTACAGCAACTTTACCAATCATTACTGGGGCAAGTGGTGTTTTAACGGCAGGTTCTTTTGGAACAACCGCTGGAACATTCGCACAAGGTAATGACTCACGATTATCCGATGCAAGAACCCCAACCTCACACGTCCACGGTAATATTACCAACGTAGGTGCGATTGGTTCAACTGCAAACTTACCAATCATTACCACAACGAGTGGTGTTTTAATTGCAGGTTCGTTTGGCACAACGGCTAATACATTTACGCAAGGTAATGACAGCCGTTTATCAGACGCAAGAACTCCAACTTCACACGTTCACGGCGACATTTCTAACGCTGGTGCGATTACAAGCACGGTTATTACTCCTGCAACAGGCGACGCAATTATTTTAAGTGATACAAGCGCCTCTGATGCTTTAAAACGTGGTATCTCGATTGGCACAAGCACAACCACCTTCTTACGTAACGATGGAACTTGGGGAACGCCAGTAGACACAAATACAACTTATTCAGTAGCAACTTCTACCGTTTTAGGGCTTGTTGAATTGTTTAGCGATACTCAACAATCAGTAGCAGCTAACGCAGTCAGTTCGACAGCACTTAGAACGTATGGTGTCCAATTAAACTCTAACAACCAAGCCGTTGTAAACGTTCCTTGGACTGATACCGACACGGTTGCAACTGTGACTGCCTTGGGTGGTTTATCAGCAACTTCTAACTCATTTCGAATGGTTCACCCATTCTTCGTTCAAGCAGACGCACCATCTACTCCTTTAACAGGCACAATTTGGTTTGATATTTAGTAGGGTGGTGAATGGTATATGCCAGACACTATCTTAAAACGATGGAACGGTTCTTCGTTCGAGGAACTTTATCCTAAAACAACTGTAGGTCAAATCTCAGCAAGTGGAACGCTATCAAGTTCTACTTTTCTTCGTGGCGATGGTCAGTGGCAAACTCCTGCTACGCAATCTCATACACACGGAAATATCACTAACGCTGGCGCGATAGGTTCAACAAGTGGTTTGGGAGTTGTTACAACAACAAGTGGGGTTTTAACAACGCGTTCAATTAGCGACAGCACGACATTAACAATTTTAGATAGTGCATCAACAAACCTTGTGACTGAACGAGATGTTTATTTTGGAACACACTATATATTTATAGATGTTAGCGCTGCGATAGCAAATTCAACAACTTTTACAACAATGACTATTACAAGTGGTATGCGTGATTTTCTTTTGCATATTCACCAAGATTCTACAACGGGTGCAGTTGTCGCAAATATGAGTTTTACTACGGCAAGTTCCGAAAGTATGGGAACGGCAACACCAGGCAAAACACACCGTGTTGAGTGGTCTAACGGTTCTGCGGCGCAAAGAATGAATATTGAAGTATTTTTATCTGGAACAACTTTATCTTTTAGACACAGTTTTACAGGTGCTTCTTTGGCTTTTAGATGGTTTGGAAGATAGTGTGTTATAATATTGAAAGGAAATAAAATATGGCAGAATCAACTCTCAAACGTGTAGGCGTAAGTGGTTATAACAAACCAAAACGCACACCCTCTCACCCAAAGAAATCACATGTTGTTGTTGCGAAGGTCGGAAGAAAAGTGAAGACCATTCGTTTCGGACAACAAGGTGTAAGTGGTGCTGGAGCAAATCCAAAATCTGAAAAAGACAAAGCGAGACAAAAATCGTTCAAAGCACGTCACGGAAGAAACATTGCAAAAGGAAAGATGTCTGCAGCGTATTGGGCAGATAAGGTGAAATGGTAATGAAAAAAGGATTATACGCAAACATACACGCGAAACGCAAACGCATTAAAGCCGGTAGTGGAGAACGTATGCGAAAAGTAGGAAGTAAAGGCGCACCGAAGCGCAAAGACTTCGTTCGTTCAGCAAAAACTGCAAAGAAGGGAGGACGTTAATATGCCAAAAGGTATTGGATATGGAAAAAAAGCGATGAAGAAGTTAGGTAAGGGTAAAGTCAACAAGATGCGCAAAGCCAAAGGAATGAAGGTGATGAGGTAATGGACGGATTAGAATTAGTTTCTGGAACAATCGAACAGTTAATTGCTGCTATTCCGCAGATTGTGCTGGTGTTAACCACACTTGTGTACGCTTTGCGGAGTATTGGCAATAAAGTTGGAACTTATCCAAAGATTGCGAACGAAACAAAAAGTAGCGTCGATTTAAGTCTTGCTGGAATCAAAACAAACCTTGATACCAGTCTTTCTGCGATTAAAGCAAAGATTGAAGGCATTCTAAGTGTTTCACAAGAAAGATTTATCACAACATTAGAAGCAAGCAATAATGAAACACAGAACAAGATTAGCAAAACACTTGCCACAATGGAAACCGAACTTACCACTTACAAGAATCAACTTGCTACTAATATTGAACAAACAAACTTACTCTCTCGTCAAAACAAAATCTTTATGGACGTAATTTTAGAGTTGGTAGCAAAAGACCCAATTAAAGTAAGCCAAGGAATCACCCAAGCCGTTTCTACTAAAATCAATCTTACAAAAGAAGAACTAGAAAAATACCCAGAAATTCTAGTCAAAGATAAAAAGGTTTTAGAATCAGCATTACAAGAAGCGTATAAGTTAATGGGCAAAGTTTCCTTCGAAAAATTGTTGAAGAACATTGGATATGGAAAAGAAAACAATTAATTACCGCCGAAAATCCCGCACTTATAAAGCGTTGGGTTATACTTCCCTGGGAATCGGAACTCTCGGCGGTTTTTTTGTTTATCAACTCGCTACTGATTGGAGCCAATTTCAAACCGAACTAGAAAACTTCGTTGTTATTAATCAACAATCCGTCAAATTAAACTTTGTTCTTGCAATACCGATTTTGTTATCCATCATTATCTTTACTTGGATTACCATGCGCAAAAATCGTGAGTTCTTTAAAGATAAAGTAAGTCTAAGTCTTTTGATGACCATTTCTTCCTTGTATTTAGTGTATAGCATTATCGAAATAACACTTGCCACCTTGATTGGTGCTTTCGCGGGTGCGATTATTGATGAGTTTGTTTTTAACCCACTAGCGATTGCCAACAAGCAAAAGTTTTTGGAAAGCAAAGATGTTGACACCGAGTATGATAAAGAAATGCGCCGTATTAAAGCAAGACAGAAAGTTAAGGAAGATTTAGATGGAAGCGTCTGATTTTCAAACTAAAGATAGTGTTTTTTATTCAACATATACCAAGGCTCGTTCTTGGATTTCGACTTTTTTAGGCATCATTTTAACAGTCCTTGGTATTTCCGTTGTCTTTATTGTTTCATCTCTCGAAGGCACCAAAGAGATTCAAGCGCCCAGTGCCGTTTCTGCGGCCATTTTAAACGCATGGAGAGAACAAAACCCAGGTGAGTTATATCCAGAGCCTCGCGCGGACGTGTTCGTGTATGACGGCAAGGAATACTATTTTGTGATTAATAGCGACAACCCAGAAACCGAAGTTATAGAAGACTGGCACTTTTCCTATGATGGTGGACTTGATTATGTTTTTAGCGATTATAAGTTTTATGTGTTGACCGCAATAACCACTGTGGTTTCTATTTATGTTGCGTATGTAAACTATATAACCACTTCTAGAAGCGTCATGGGAACCGAAGCGTTTGTTAAAACATTAAAACATTACCAAGAAAAGAAACTAAAAATAGAAAAGTACACACAATATATCCCCGACTTTTGTCTTTATAAGAACCGTCAAGCATATGAAAACGCCAAGCGGGACATCATCGAAGAAGCAGCGATTGCCTATGATGTTTATGATAAAAACAGGTTAAATTATGACTTTTTCAAAAAACTTCAACCTTGGCAACTAAAAACATTAAAGAAGATTAAGAAGATTAAAGTCCAAAAGATTTACTCCGCTGACCTTTTACAAGAGCATAACGCAGGTGGGCTTGAATTAAGTATTAAGATGCTTCCACAAAGCCAAAAAGAGCACCAAAAGATGTTTGTATGGGGTGGCGTATTACAACGCGTCCTTACCAGTGCTTTAAGTGGTCTTACCGTTGCGTTTGGCATCGTTTTAGGTAATTGGGTGCTTGGCATCACTTACGGCATCAGTGTCTTTATTAGTTTTGTGTCCGCTGTTGTTATTGCAACCGATTTTGTCAGCACAACATTGCGCAATCGCTTTCTTGCCAAAGCCGACCTTTTGAACGAGTTTGATAACATTAAAGAGTTGTTTATCAAAACCGAAACAAAAAGTGTATAATAAAGGGAGGAAAAAAAACATGGCAATATCAACAACACAAGCAGCAGGTTATAGCGGTCAACCAACCACCACTACCACACCAACCACTTCCCCAAACAGCACAACAAATGTTATTTCTTCGACCTCCGTCGGCACAAATCCAGCAACTTTTTTATATGATGTTGGTTTACAAAATATATACCAAGACTATCAAAAAAATGTGTCAATATTAAATCAAGCCGAACAACAATCATTACAAGACGCTTATACTGTTCGCGAAATGAGTAAAAAATATCTTGGAGAGTATGCGTCAAATGTCGGTATTGGTGATGTAAGTGGAAATCTCTTGGATATTTATGGGCAATATCAACAAATGGTTTCCGCAACACGTAGCGCATTCCAGGGCGAAGAATTTAAACTTCAATCCGAGTTTGATAAAGCAAGAAGAGAGTTAGAAGCAGGAAAACTAGCATCAGGTCTTGCGCCAGAAGGCGAACCTGGCAGTCGCGGCATTATTGACTATGGTTCTCAATTTTTACCAGGAACAACTGATGTAAACCCAGACTATATTCCTGGATTTAATGCAAAAACATATTACCCCGACGATGTTGAAGTTGGTGATAATTCAAGAGTATTAAAAGTCGCTGGTGTCGAATATGTTTCGGTTGCTTTACCAGCCGGTGAAGAAAATAACTCCGCTTTTACCTTCACTACAGACGATATTAATGAATGGTATGGCAAGGCTTTTAATAATCCAAACAGTCCGTATTATCAAAAACCCGCGATGGCAGGTGCGGTTGTTTTTTTCGAAGATAACCAAACTTACTATTATAAAGGTCAAGACAATAAATGGTATCGTTTAAAAGGGGGAACTGGCGTTCAAACCAGTAATCAAATGGAATCGACTAATAATAATTTCTATATTCCATCGGATTCTACTTCTAACACCGCAAACGTTAACGGTCAACTAGTTGTTTTTTCAGTTGAACCAATAGATAAACTTAATACTTTAGGCGGACCAGATTTAGATAAACTTAAAGTATCTTATGGTGGTGTTGATTACACCATTCCTTTTGCTTCAGCGACTGGAAACCGAACAGTGATTGATGACAATTTTTCTTTTAAAGCAACCGATAACCCAAACATGACCGCAGACCAAAAAAATATATTAGACGAATTTTTTAAAAAACATAACACAGCAAGAACTCAAAAAGAAAGAGATAAAAGAGATTCAAAAAACCTTCGGCCAAATTCTTTTGTGTTTTATCGAGGCAAGTTTTACGCCTTTACAAGTGGTAAAATAGTAGAAATGCGTAGAAGCACTCCAGCAACGACACAGGGGTAACATATGGCAACACAATATTATGGGCCGATTGCACCTTTGGTCCAAGATGCTATTAACCAAGCAACCACAAAAGTAGAAAACACCTTTAAAGAAAACAGTCTTTTAATCGACCGACTTACTAACCCAACTAAATACATGACACCGGGCGAAATCGGTTTTGCCTTGACTAATAGTGCGGTATACGATGTGTTTAAAGGAATGACTCAATCTGTTACCGGTCTTGTTTTTGGCACAGGACTTGCTTTGTGGGATTTACTGGTTGACATTCGCAACACCGTAAATGCGCCAACCAAAGAAGCAATGTTAAAAGAAGGAGTTAGTGCAATTTATCGTTTATCCAACAACGTGCTTACCGCTTTAGGAACAACGGGGGCGGGGTTGTTGTCGGTTGGTGCCGAAGTGCTTACACTAGGTTACGCCGATACTACGTGGGCGCAAGACTATGCAAAAAACCTTCAAGTCCTAAATCGACAATATGCTTATTATCAATCAAGAGGTCAAGATAATGTAGGTCGTTTTATGAGTGAAGCAATGGTTGCTACTGGGAACCCGTTGTATGATGCAGCGCTTTTAAACAAAGATGACCCACTTTTAAAAGACGCATTTAACCAACAAGCCTTATACGCAGAAGATTACGAAAAAAAATTTGGGGAAAGTTTTAAAAATATTGTCAACCAATCAGCAAACATTAAAAAGTTTATTGACAAAGAAATTTTTGATACAATCGTAAAAACCGCTGGATTAAAACAACAAAAAGACATTGCAGACATGCTTTATGCTGACTCACCACTATATCAAGCGTTTTCCGGTGTTTTACAAAGCATTGGTGCTATTTTAATGGCGCAAGGACTTGCAAAATTTTCTAATGCGCAAGGTTTAACAAACCCAGAGCAATCAGCAGCACTTGCCACGGCTTATTTCGGAACACAAGTTTTTGGTAACTCTTTCGAACAAGCCATTGATAACGGCGCATCTATTTCTGACGCATATATGTTTGCCACCGCCAACGCCGTCATTGAAACAATGATTGAACAAATTGGTGGTTTAAAACTGGGGCTTGATAAAAATATATTGCCAACAACATTTCAAGCGTTTTTAAGAAATGGTTTTGAAGAAGGTATTGAAGAAGTCATGTCTGAGTTTTTAACTCCAGGTTTTGACCTTTATTCTGTACCATTAAAAGACCAAAAAGATTTCAAACTAGACCGAATGACCGATAAAGACATTATTCAAAGAATGTTTTTTGCTTTTGCTTCGGGTGCGGTTTCTGGTGGTGTTTTTGGTGCAACCAATCAATTTATCTATAATCAATCATTAGAAGGCAAGTTTGGCATGGTTCAAGCAGCATTTAAACAAGATGTTCAAAAGGTTGGTAAAGAAAGAGCGGTTTTATATCTTCGCCAACGATTACGTGAACTTATTAAATCTTTAAACAATCCAAACCTGCAAGGATACAAAGTTAATAAAGGGCAGGGTTACTCGCTTTCTACCTTAACGACCGCCGAAAAGATTCAGTATATTAAAAACTTAGGTTTTGGTCGTATTATTGATATCGATGTAAATGATTTAAGCCGTGGTGCTCTTGGCACAAAAGACCAACCACTGACACCAGAACAATTCGAGGACGTTTTAAACAATGGATATTTTTCGTTTAAATTAAGAAAAGATTTTGTCATTGACGAAACGGTTTTTCAACCCATTTACAACAACCAACGAATTAGTGTTCAAGAGTGGGCAGTTAACGCGGCCAGTGGTGGTGAAACACTTAACAACTCTCGCGTTGGTCCAGGCAAACCATTTATTCCACTAATGAGAGCAAACCTTACCCCTGTTGGTAAATCTATTTTAGCAATGGCTGATAAGTCCGGCGTTCCGATTGTGGTTGTGGCAAGTGACGCTTTACAACCAGAACTAAAAAACGAAGTGGCTTTCTATATTAATGGTGTTATTTTCTTTAATCAAAGTGCCGAAGTTGATGCTAATACAGCACTTGCCGAAGTAAGAAAACACGAGTTAATACACTTAATCGCCCGTCGTCTTCCACAACAATATAAAGAAATAGAAGAAGAAGTTCGCTCTTTGATAGATTTTAACCAGCTGATTCAAGTAGACCCTAAAAATGGAACTATTTCACTTAACTACAATGCCGAGTTTATTAAAGGTTTGTTTACTCCCGAACAACAAAAACAGTTTTTCGATAACTTAGACACCGCGCTTGCGGATATATTAGATACATTTGGTGGTTCCGAAAAAATATTTGCCTTAATGCGTCTTGCTCAAAATCCAGAAACTGACGCCGATACAAAGAAACGTGCTGCAAACCGCGTTCGTATCATTACCGAATCTATTGCTGTAAGAATGGGCGAAGAAACCACGTCGTATTTTGTCGAGGCAATGGTTAAGGATTCTGCCGCTTTTGTTAGAGCCATCGAAACACAAAACCCAAACATTCGCGAACGCTTAAAAAACTTTGTATCAAGAATGGCCCAAATCACGCGCGAACGTCGTTTCCAAAAGCAAATGGAAAGAATCTTTGGTGCAAACGCGCCATCGGCCGCAACACTGTCAACAGGTGAAGTTAAACCAGTTGGTAAAGCCGCCGAAGTTATCGAATCCGTGGAACAAAAGATTACTGCCGCAACAAGAAAATTAGTAAAAGAAAGAAGTTCATTAGACTATTTTTATCGTAACTTCTTTGCTTCAAGAGAGTCTTTACGACAATTTATCAACCCAACAATATTAAAGAAATACAACGAAGATATGGACCTCATATTTGAATCGCTTTCCCGCGCGATAGAAATTGACCCGTATTCTAAAGTTATGTCCATTGAAGGCACGCAGTATAACATTGAAGACGTGTTTGCTGGAAACATGGACTTTGCTTCAAAGAAAACCGATAAACAAAAAACATCATTACAAATCTTTTCCGAAAACTGGAATCCAAACGAAGAACTTAACTTTATGGAATTTAACGGCCTTATTGATGCTCTTTCGGTAGATTTCGGAAATTTTTCAAATAAAGATATACAACAAATACAACAAGTCACAAAGAAAAAATCTGTTTACTTTTATTTTATTTTAGAAATGTATAAAACCATTCTTGAAGAAGAAACCGAAGCCTTATCAGCGGGTCTTGGAAACGCGACTGGTAAAGAAGCCGAAGAGATGAGAAAGAAACTAAAACTATTAAAAACAAGGGCCGGAATTGTATCTCTTCTTTCAAACGAAATATACCCAAGCAGACCCGTTACAAACACTTTAGATTTTGATTCAAAATATATAAACGATAATATGAGTTTAAAAGCATTTGAAGATATGGGTGCTATTTTTGGGGACGTTTCTTACAACGGTCTTTCTTTTTTAGACGGGATTAGAAATAACAAATTAGCCGCAAGTGCTGGAGAAATTATGCTAATAGCCGCTGAAATAAGTAAAAGCGCAACATTAACTGATTACTTTAAAAAAAATGACGAATTGATTCTCGATAAAGAAACAAAAAGAAGAATTCTTATTATTGCCGAGTTCAGTATTATGAACTATGCTAAAAACCTAATGAAGAAAAATATTGTTTCGGTTCCGTCGGAAAGGGGAACCCAAAAAGCAAGAATAATTTCAAAACTAAAAAGAGAAGCAAGACAAGAAACGTCAGTTGTTCAAAAAACACTTTCACATGCTGCCTATAACGCAACGCAAAAACTTGCCAACTGGATTGCCAACAATCAAATAAAAGTTCCACCATTTCTTCAAGGTGCTAATTTTATTAATAGTTCCTTTTCTACTTTTGACATCAATAACCCAGGTGGCATATATGTCGAAATAGACCTTTCAGAAGATTTAAAACAACTAAAAACTAAAAAAGAAAAACAAGAATATTTAGACATCATTAAGCAGTCTTATGACCTAATGTTACACACCTTTTTAGAAGGAACACACATTGCTTCCAACAATAAGAAGATTAAGTTTGGTTTGGATAATTACGAATATGAAGTTGAACTATTAGAAAAAGATGTTTTAACCAAAAAATCCATGAAATCAGAAGATGTTGGACTTACGGTTTACATTTACCCAACAGTTAAAAACATTCAAGAATATATTAAAAAAATTGAAGAAAATGAAAAAGAATTAAATCAAACAAAAGAAACAAAACCTGATGTTATTGCAGAAGCAAAAAACAACTTCCAAAACATTATTTTAACAAACGAAGTATTAGATGGCGACAACCAACTAACAAGCGCCGCGGTTTTAAATAACGCACAATCTAACATAAGTAACAAAGTTATTAATCAACTGTCAAACATTATTCCAAGCATGGTTCAACCTTTGTCTGGTAAAGAAGTTGTGGCAAGTGTAAATCTTCCTTGGGGTAAAAGTGTAAAAGTATCTAACACAATGTTTGAAGCAAAAGCATTAATAGAAGAAGGACTAAGAAACGACATTAAAAGAAGAAATATTGATGTTGAAATTGGAAAAGACGTTGAAATACGATATTTTCTTGTAAGCACGCTTTTACCAACTGGTTCGTTTTATGACACTTATTTTAAAGACTCAAATCATTTCGGAACCGGTTATTACTTTACCCACTTAGAAGAAAGAAACATGCAAGAGTTTGATGCCAAAATGAAGACCGATTCTGGTTCTTTGTCATCATCGAAAAAGTTTTTAATTGGTTTTTTTGTTGGTAAAAGATTTATTTCTAGCAGTAAAAACCAGAATTTACCAGATTTAAAACATATTGATAAACTTTTAAACGGAGAAGACAGTTTTGTAAAAGCATCATATCGTCTTGCTAAAAAAGAAATAAAAGATAATATTTACAACCAGTTTGACGGAATTTTCAGTTTGGAAATGAACCTTATTGACGCTGATAATTTTTATAAAAATGTAATTAAACCATTTAACCAATTCAAAGTTATTGGAACAACTTTAACCGCACCAGAAAAAGCCCTTACAAGCAGTTTTGATGAAGAAATAAGAGGTTTAATTGGAGAAATTCAAGTAAAACAACGCTCACCTTTGTCATCAGAACAAGATACAGAAATCAAAAATGAATATATTCCAGATTCAGTATTTGCTTCCGAAATGTCTTATCATCTTTTTAATTTGTTTTTTAAAGGAATGAAAAACCCATATGACACTCCAATTACAAATATATTAAAAGAAAAACCATATCATATTGTTGCCTTAGAACGTATCGCGAAAATAACTTCAAAGAAGTCGACAGCAAACACTTACCCTTTTGAAACTTTTTTTGAAACCATAGTGAATGATGTTAAAAAAGATTTGTTGGCGGAAGAACGCGAATTTGAAGAAGAGTTCCCTTTTATTCCAACGTATTTTAAAAGCCTTACGTTAAAAGAATTTACCGCAGGTTTTTTTAAATCTCCCGAAAGTTTTAAAGAATCTAAATACCACAACAAACTAATTGGATTAGATAATTCCTACGTTGAAATAAACCCAAAAATATGGAAAACCATTGATGACAAAATTACTCTCGATATAAAAAACATTTTTGGACTTTCCCAAGAGTTTTTTGTTTTGTTTTTACAGCAAGATTTCAGAGATGAAAATAATCAATACGACTTAGTAGCAAAAATATTTAAAAAAGTTGAAAACAATGAAGGCAATATAAGAAAAATCATTATAGATAATATAAAGTCTATAATAGAAAATCTAAAAAAAGAACAAAAAGAAGTTGTGTTTTTTAACCGTCCAAGAGGTTACGTAGTTAGAGCGGAAAAAAGCGCAGAGGTTCCAGACGAAAGACAAACAAAACGATATAACTTGGTAAAAACTGCCTACGAAGATGTTGAAGATTCTGCTTTGGTTGTGTTTGAAAAACTCTTAAAAGATTTTGAATATGTTGAAAAAATAGATGCAGATTCTAGTTTTTGGTTACAGAACGAAAGTTTATACGATTCAATACTAAATTTAAAATATTCTGTAAGTCTTTACACCAATTACAAGACAACAAGAAAACTTATCGAGGTATTTAATAAAGATTTTACAGACTTTAAAAAAATACACCACAGAACCGCCAGAGAAATCTTTGAACTCAGAGAGCGGTTCTATGAAACCCAAACAAAAGTAGTGGTTTTAGGACACCCAGCATACAACAAAAGCGGAATTTTGTATCACGCGTCGAAATTTTTAGATTTTACTTCTATTTTTTTGAATAAAGACGTAAATACGGGACAAGGTTATAACACGTACTATACTTACCTTATGGGATATCTAGATTTTGAAAATAATGATTTTTTAACAATGTTTGCAGAGTTTGCAAAAGCACGTCTTGTTAACGATACCGTGCTCAACAATAATGACATGTTTAAAAACGGCGCTATTGCTAACAGAGTAATGTTAGATATGAAAAACGAATTTCGAGGTTATAAAGAAGATTTACAAAATGGAAAAATATCTTATAAATACATGATAAACCCTTTTCAAGAATTTTTAAAAATTTATGATTTTATCGGTGTTGATTTAAGAGAAATTTCTAAAGTTATTCCAGAAATTGCCGAAAAAGGAAGCACAGTTTTATATCTTTCGCAAAACACGGCGGAAATACTTTCAAAAGACAATTACTCTGAGTTAAAAGATGAAGATGGTGTAAAAAAATCTTTCACCATTGGTGCAACCAAAGAAGAGATTCCTTTATTAACGGTTCAAGTTGGAAACCAAGAAGGTTCTTATTTAAGTAGTGATTCGGTAGAAAAACTTCTACAAGAACCCTTTAAGATTTACACACTCAATACCACTATTAATTTTGAAAGTATTGGCCTTGGTATTAAAAACACAATAAACTCATATACTGATAATTTACCGAATGAAGCAGAAAAAATTCTTGTTCAAACAAAGGCACCACAATTAAACTATCCCGTAATAAAAATATCCCCAAGCAAAATGGAAACATTCAGTCAAGACTCGACGGGGGTTTATTTAAACACGGACGTTGCGAGAAAATTAATAAATGCCCACCCACTTTTAAAAGACAGTGAAGGAAGAATTTTAAGACTTTATCACGGAACAAAAACTCTCTTTAAAGATTTTTCTTACGCGTTTTTACAAAAAGTTGGCCTCGCTTATGGTCCAGGCTTTTATTTTGCCAGCGACATTGAAACAAGTAGTGATTATGCAAGATTTGATGTTACAACCCCAAAAAGTGAAGATAAAAGTAACACAGCACTAAAACAAGAAGGCGTTTTAAAAGAAGTTTATCTGAATATTAAGAAACCAATCTATTTTGAAGACGACAGAAGTGTTGACCGAATCGCAAAAATGGGTAACACAGTTTTTTCGAGAAACGAATTCGCTTCTATTTTTAAAGAACTTGTTGCAAAAGAATTGGATACGAACGGTAACCTTCCAGAATTAGTGAAAAAGGTCATGTTTGAATTTTATTTTGAAGACCCACTTACTTATGGTATATTTGACATTAAAAAATTAAAAACCCCCGAAGAGTTTGCTGCTTTTTTATTAAATAATTCTGGTGGGTTTACTCAATATGATTCTTTTTCAAACCAAGAAGAATTAGCGGTTCCAGGGGTTATGCTTTCAACTCTCGTTCGGCGATGGAGAACTTATTTAATTACAAAATATCTTTTACAAAACCGAGTTATTACAGAGAATGAATTAGATGAAATTCTAAAAAACAACAAAGAAGAAACCGTTCAAGGGCATTTCAGAAAATCTGTTGGTTTTACACACGAATCAATTTTAGATGACAAAATACAAAAATATTTACAAAAACAAGATATCGAAAACTTTTATTACAACATTTGGGGTAATTCGTTTAAAGATGTTTTAACCGCGACCACTGACGCAACGGGTTACGATGGTATTGTTAACCGAGCGGAAAGAGAAGGTCATATTATTGTTGCTTTCAACCCAAAACAAATTATCGATGTCAATGACGCTGTTTCTATTAGAGAAACGTCGGAATTTGACCCTTCTACCGTCGTTCAAGAATTTAACCCAAACAGTATTACAGTTATCCAACCATACTTTGACGCACCTTATATTCAATCTTCATTTAAAAAAGCGTTTAATTTATCCCCTGTTGTATACGCTATTGTTCCCGCGCTTTGGATTAACAGTAGGGAAAATCAAAGGCTCGTCGACCCAGATAAGAAACTGATTTATGTTGAGCGTTTAACCACACCATTACCAATGGACACTAGTGATAACTTTGGTAAGTTTGCTGGCGCACGTGCTATTAACGCCGCTATTATGATTTGGGCAGATAAAACACACCCTGTATTTAAAGATTATCAAGATTTACGTGAATCACTAGAAACTAAGAAACGATATGAAACCAACGACTTTGTTTATCGTTTTATGAAGAATAGAAATACCGAAGAAGACGCAAAAGTTAAAAAAACATTTACTGATTCTGATGGTAAAACCTCTATTAGTTTTGCCGTTCCTTATTTAGGAGTTGGTGCAAGTTACAACACAAAGATTAATGATTTTGACCAAATTCCTTTGACTGGTAAATACATTGTTATTAAAGCCTCGTCGCCACAGGTTTTAGAACGATTAAACAAGATTGATTTTGGTAAGTTGGCAGAAAATGGTGCTGTTTTAAAGGGTAAAGGGTTCCGTGCTTCCGAACTTATTGAAGAATATAATCGTATTAAAGAAAACTCCGAAGACTTATTTGATACTCTCGACAAGGGTGAAACTGTATATAAACGTGTTTCTAAAAAGAAAACAACCGCCCGAAAGATTAACGCCCAAGAAGAATCGGACATCAGAAGTGTGTTTGGCGATAAAATTATCCGTGAAATGCTTACGGTTGACGAAAATGGCAACTTCCAAGTTAAAGCCAATTCTATTCCTACCCGTGTTAAAGCAGAAGCGAAGATTAAATTAGACGGCGCAGAGTTTTCAGAAAAAACACACGCCATTAATATCCCTTTTGAAAATTTACCAGAAGTCGTAACGGGTTATAAATATGAAGTTTTAACCGTTCAAGAACTGTCTTCTACACCTTATCTCAAACTGTTTTATGACATTATGAAACAAACCAATATCACTTTTGTTTTTACAAGAAATTGGAAGGGTAAAAAGAACGTAAGAGGAATTTCTTTCCATCAAAAAGTCGCTTTTATTATTATTGACAACATCAAAAAGGGTTTAGAAGGTAAACCACTCGAATTCCAAAAACGATTAGCAACGATTTTAATTCATGAAAACTTACATGAGTTAGAAATGGAAGAAAATTTACATCACGAACTAGGGCAAGAACTTGCTTTACTGATGTTTTCCGTCAATTCATCTACCAACACAATGGAAATTTCACCTTTTGGTAAAAACTTCTTCGATGAAATCTTTGCACAGGGCGAACCACAATTACCAAACTCATGGGAATCGACTGGCTTTATGGAATTCTTACGTTATATGGAAGGCTATAAATACGCAAGAAAATACCTTAACGCCGACGATATTTCACGCATTTTACGCACACCAAAAACAGTATTAAAAACCGAAAAAGATGGGGACAGTAAGGCAAGATTAAAAGGCGAGTTAGTTGCTCAAATCGGTGGTTATTTAATGGCAGACATGGAAACAATGACTAAGGTTTATGGACTAAAACTAACCGACGCACAAACGCTCACTCTGTTCCAAACTATTTCTAAAATGCAAGCCAATCCTAATAACACAGCTACTGGTAAAGCATTCTTGATGATTACCTTTGAAAAATATAAAGAACTTTTTGATAACTACATCAAGGGATTACAAGCACAGTTCCCAAGCCAAAAGCGGTTCAGCGTTAAAACTATTAATGAATTCATTGCTAAATTCACTGATAACGAATTTACAACCAAGGTCGATTTAATAAGAACCTACGTTAAAGAACGCGAAGCAGGTCATCGTCGCAAGGCAACCATCGCCCTAGACAAAATCATTTATGTTGCCTCTTTATTAAGCAAGACAGTTCAAGAAGCAACGGAAGGCTTTATCGCTTTAAGAAAAGAATTTGTCGACTTACAAGAAAACTCGATGTATCTTTTAAACCTTGAAAATTCCGATGTGGTTAAATTAAGTGATAATACCATCGAAAAACTAATTAAACAAATTAGAAGTAGATTTAAACAACTTCGCGACGGCACCGAACTCGAAACCATTATTCTGAACAGAAAAGATTTAACCAAACAAGACCCAAACAAAGATTTCGAATTAGAAGAATGGTTCCTTGAAGCAAAAGAAATTTTAGAAGGAATCAAAGAAAAGTATGACGTAATTCCAGATGAAGTCATTAAAATATTTGGCATTAAAGAAAAACTCGAAGTGTTCCAAAGCCTGACCCAACTTTCCGCAACTCTGCAAGCAATGGAAACCTTATTTAACAACGACGGAAAATGGGATAAACAAAACGTTACTTTCGCGGAACACCTTGTTGCCGAACTAGAAAAAATTGAAGATGTATTAACACCATATTTTACGGCTGTAAACTATGTCAGAACAGGCGCGTTAAACCCAATCGTAACCCCAATGGCAGTTTTCGGTGCGCAAGTTCAAGTAAGGACCAGATTAGAAAACAAAGAAATAGAACTATTAAAACTTTATTTCAAACAAAAGATTAACTCTGCGGTCAATAAATTGATGGAAGCACGTCTTCAAAAGGATTCTCCAGCAAGTCCATTTATTTTAAAGATGACGAAAATAATTGAAGATATGAGTGTTTCTATCAACAAAACTAACGTTACGGTTCAAGAAATTGCCAAAGAATTAAGTGCTAAGGTTTTTATTTTTGTCGACGAAGCAAACGCCGCCATCAGAAAAAACTTTGTGGGTATAGAAAGACAAGAAGCGTATGAACGATTATCGCAAGTAACCACACTACTTTCCCGTGGTATTGGTGGCATGCTTATGGAATTATCTTTGATGGCTCGCGACACAACCATTTTAGATAATGCGGTTTCAAAGGGTTATTTAACACAAGAACAAATGGACCAAATGATTGAGTTTTATAAAAAAAGAAAACTTACATTTTCCGCATCTGCTTTCGCAAGTGGGGTTGCTAGAATTATCAATGCTTTTGCGACAAGATACGAAAGTATATTTGGCATGGGCGAAAACGTTACAAACGATGAATATGTAGTCAATATGCACAAACAAATTACAAACCTTGGCGAAAACAAAGTAAGACCAGTGGTTGAAAAGTTGTGGCAAATCCTGACACCGCAAGATTTCCTTGGTAGATTATCCGATTTGTTTGAAGGTAAAGTGGATTTATTCCCTGCCATTCTAAAACTATATGAAGAAGCAACTGAACGTTCCGAAAAAATTTCGGCGGATTTCCACAAAAAATATATTGAGTTTATCAAAAACAACCCTGGCATTCAAAAATATTCCATTGAAGAAACGCTTGATGTTTCAACCGACTATTTAATTGGGTTGCCAACTGATACTTTTCAAAAATTAGTGGAAGAAGTTAAAGTAGAAATGAAAGCCGAAAAAGAACGAATTCAAGCAATGGGCGAAGACGATACATTAAAAGAAGAATATAAAGTTTTAAAAGAAGAAAAAGTAAAACTTCAAGAAGAAAAGAAGAAGTATCAACGGGGAAGCGCTAATTGGTTAAAAATAAATCAAGATATCCGTGTTTTGACCGCTCAGATGAGTGCAAAAAGAACTGAATTAAACAATCAAAAAGACCAAATTAAACTAGCCAAAGAATCATTTAAAAACAACGATTCCGACAGCAGGTTGAAAGTTAAAATTGCAGAGTTCTTGGTTGATAATCCAAACATCACGCTTAATCAAAACTTACCAAAAGGCACCATCGCTGCTCTGTATTTAATGGTTGCGCGTGAAGTTGAAATGCTTGAAATCTTCGAAAAGGCGAGAGAAACAGATACAGATACACTTATTAAACCAACAAACCACTTCCGTTTTAGTAACCAAATTAACATTTTGGATAACCGAATTCTACGCGAAGTTGGATATAAAGAAGCAATCTCAAAAACCCAACCCTTCACTATTTACGAAACAAGTAAGGTTGCTTTAAGAGATTACCTCAAAGGTTTATTATCTGACCCTCGTGACCAAATTATTTTAGATTTTGCGAAGATGATGTTTGACGACAATTATGAATTGTTTAATGAAATATTTTTAGCCAAATTCAAAACAACCTTACCAAGACAATCAATCTATATTCCGTTTGCCACTCTTTTTAGTGACTATGGTCGAGAATTAGAACTTGCTTTCGCGAGTCGATACAACGCTGGGGTTCCAGATGGTGTTGTTACGGAAACAACCATTGGGGCAAACACGTATTTAAAAGCAGAAAACATCTTTACTATTATTGAAAACCATACAAGACAAGCGGCTAAATATAGTTACGAAAGATTGTTAACTGACTTCCAAAATATTTTAGTCAATAAAGCAGCGACCATTTTCACTCTCCAAGACCGTATCACTAACTCTTCAAGTTTCCTTGGAGCGCCAAACAACTTCCTTGATTACTTCCAAGCAATGATGGTTGCTGTTATTGGTTATTCACCAATAGGCGATTCTAAAATTGAAAAAATTGCCAGCGACTTACTTCGCCTTGGACGTGGAGCAAGAATGGCATTCTCTCCAAGTGTAGCTATTAAACAGTTAGGCTCATTAAACACTATTAGTATCAAGGCACCAGGCTGGAAAAAAGAATATCAATTTAACGCATTAGAATTATATAAGAACTTTTTAACCGTTAAACTTTGGAGAAATAAATTTTATGCCAAACTTAAAGAAATCAATCCAAACTTTTACTTACGCGTTGTCTTTGGAAGTATCCCAGATTTAGCAAAAGCAATCGATGTGTCATTTATAATCCAGGCTCAAAACACAATCGAAAAACTAGTCGAACTTGGTGTGTCAGTTGCAGGAAGAATGGATAGTGATATTATCCTTTCTGCATTCAAAACCTATTTTGACAAGATTCAAAAAGCAAACCCAAACATAACGGAAGAAGAAGTGTTTCAATTAGCAAACATTGGTGTGAAAAAAGTTCTTTTATACGGTGTCGCAAACACTTCACGAGCATATCGTTCTCCGTTTGCTAACAGTCAAACATTCGCAGGCAAGTTCGCTTCTCGTTTCCAATCCGAAAACAACTTACAATGGAGTGCTATTTTAAGATACTATTGGGAACTTCTAAATAATGTTCCTGGTGCAGATAAAAAATTACTACAAAGCATCATATCCTTACTGATGTCGGCGTTCTTCTCGGGCATGGTTACATTTGCGTTAGGTTCTGCCCGTAATGTATACGACGAAGAAGACAAGTTCTTTGAATTGTTTGTGAATGAAATCATTTGGGGCAACCTTGTCGGTTCCGTTCCTTTATTAAACATTCTAACCAGTTCTATTGAATTTGACCCAAAGACGTTCCTTCGAGTTGGTTATGAACCTGAATTGCCTGGTATTGGCGAATTAGTCAAAGTTGCAGAAATCATTAGTTCGGGATTAACCATGCAGGACGGAAGTTTAAACATGCGTAAGGTTCTTCGTATCTTTGAACAAGCGTTACAACCTTTCGGTGTTCCGTTAGCAAGTATTTCAAGATTAGTTCAAACTATATTCGGTTTTGGTGCCAAACTTGGTAACCCAACATCGATGGAGGCTGTCCAGTGGTTCGCTGGTCAAACCGACGCTGTTGCTCTCACACAAGCCATCAAAGCAGGCGACCGTAACAGAATCAACTATTACATCAGTCAGGTTTATAGCAGCGTCCCAGTCCAGAAGGAAATTATGCGTATTCTAAACTCCGATTCCAATATTAGACTGTCACTAAAGTCTGCTAATTTCTTCACAGCTGAAAAAGATGGAGTGACAAGCACTTATGATATTCCGCAAGCAACCCGTTCCTTTTATACAACATTGACTATGCAGGCTTTATCGCGTTTAATTATTCGCGGCGGATACACAAGAATGAACGATACTCAAAAAACAGCCATAGTCCAACGAGTCATCAATTACTATTGGAACCATATGCGTAATTATGTAATCAACGAAGATGGAAAAGCAAAAATAGCAAGTAGTTCTGGGTTGTCCGATGTCATTCAAAGAGCCATTGACTATGAAAAAAGATAGAATAGAAAAAATAAAAAAAACCATGAAGGAACTCTTCTTGACTAGAGAGGGTTGGATTTCATGGTTTGTCGCAAATGTGATTACTTCTTTGCCTTGGTTTTTACCACTGACATACGGATTTTTGTTTCAAGATGAGGGTGCTTATATGGCGGCCGCTGCAGTTTACGCCTTTATCTTACTGCCACTCACACCATTTTGGATACTAAACGTGATTATAGCAGTTTGGTTTACTAAACTACTTACCAAAAAGCATGTCGAGAAGCGTTTTTGATTCGCCACCCTTACCGTTCCAGTAGATATTTTCGTTGATAGTTTTCTTTGGTTTATTATCGCCACGATGACCATTATCTAATAATTGTATTTTTGGTTCGAAATTAATAGGTTCAATTCCTTGTGGTGCCTTATAAGATGATACATAAACTGGATAGGGGCAAGTTTTAAACCAATGCCAAAAAGCGTCATAATCAAAACCTTTTCCGAACTGATATTCTTTTGCGTCTTGATATGGAGGGTCGCAGTAAATCACTGCTTTTTCTAAAACTGCTTTTGGCAACTTTCTATAAGTTTCATACCAATCTTGACTAAAAAGGTCTATTCTATTAACGAAATTAGAACCAGCCAGTTCGTAAATTGCATCTATCTTTTCTGTTAGGTTTAGATTAACTATCATTTCTAATCTTTGCAGTTGTGTGTAATGTGGACTTTTTTCATTGTCGTGTATGAACTTGTGGAACTTTTCCATAAATACAACACGGGCGTTTATGTTTTTTTGATAATCAACTTCTTCGAATATTGTGCCTTTGATATAGTCGTCATAGAACCCCTTAAATAATGGTTTAGAATTTAGTAAAGTATAGTCTTTATATACAACTGCCATGTGAAGTGCTTTTTTATCTTCTTCGAGGTCTTTGGCATATAAGTAGTCTTTTTGATTACAACCAAACGACCACATGTTTAACACATAACCAACATACCAAGGTTCGAATGTTTCTGGGTATTCTTTGACTGTTTCGAATAGTTTTCGGTCAATCCACTCATATCGCCTCGCCTCAAATTTTTTGCCACCATCAAGGATTTCTTGATAGAGTGCTATAACATACTTATTAAGGTCGTTAACAACAACTTTCATATTAGAGTGCTTCAAAACGTATGCTGATACCGAAAGTCCACCAGCAAATAGGTCTAAAAAATACTTATTCTTGTGTTCTCTTTGAAGAATGTAGTCGATAAGATGCAGAATTTTTTCTTTACTGCCGAGGTAGACCAATCCATACCTATCTTCCATTTTGACCTCTGATGTAAGTGTTGATAAAGGTTTCCATTTCCTTTTCACCGTTTATTAGAAAATACTTGCCACCACTGTCGGTGATGGTGAACAACCATAATTTCTGCATAGGAGTAAGTTTGTAAGATGTTTCGTTTTTGACTTCCACATAGAATATTTGTTTACTCTTTGTATTAAAAACAATTCTGTCAGGAAATCCAACATTGTTTTCTGCCCAACCCTTAATACATTTTATGTTTAATATTTTACACGCTTTAACCAACATTGCTTCAACTTGTTTTTCTAATAGTTTCATTTCTTTTGGTTCCTTTTATAATAGTGTCTTTGTTTTGTAAGGACCGTGTTGACTATCTTTTTCATTTTATCCACTTCTTCGTATGTCGATGCAGAAGATATTTCTATCCTTTGTATGACTAGGTTGTGGTTGAGAAACACATTAACGTTTGTGTTTTTTGTCCCGTAGTCGTAAACCATAAAACAGATTTCACGAGAGCCGACCAAGAACTCAACCTTTGGTATGCCAAGGGCTTTCCTAATTTTGTAAGAAAAACTTTCTACCGATTTGTGACTGATAAAACCACCTTTTAATCGTTTTGATTTTCTAATCTTGTTAATTCGGTAGACACTGATGCCAATCATGCCTTCTTCTAAGGAAAAGAACTCTGGTTTAAAATAATCTTTCAATTCTTGTAGTTCTTCGGGTTTATCGGAACCAAGAACAAACCATTCGTAAGGGTTCAAATCAGCGTTTTTTATACCCACCAAGAAACCTATTGCTTCTTCGCAAGAATAAACATATCGTTGCTCTTTCTTTTTTGCTTTGGATTGTCTTAATAAGTAAATCATTTTAATTGTTCTCCCATCTGTCTTTTGACTTCTGTAATAAACTTGTTGAGTTTTTCACCCACTTCTGACTTTTCATATGTATTTAGTTTTTTCTCCTTTATTTCCATGGTTTCTTCGACTTTGAATCTAAACAACTTATCGCATAGAACGAAACAAGCCAATCCGTTTATTTCTATTTTGACGTTATAGTCGTTTGGCAAACCGAAGAATTTTTGGTTTGAACTAATCATAAGACCATAAACATCATTGATAAGGTGGTTGTTTTCATCTTGCTTTTGCGTGTAGATACAAACATAGTAGTGTTTGTTTATTCCGAACTCGCTTTGCGATAACTTATAAAATATATCGAACGGCTTTAACTCATTCGTTAACATCTTCTGCATTTACTATACCTACCTTTCCCAATGTATTCCTTTTCACAACCTGTATTTGATGACCGAACTGACCGAACCTTTGTTGTTTTTTATCCAATACCCAACCCAGTTTATCTAATGCGTTTACGATTAGTTCTCGGTGGTATCGGTTGACGGTGATGTCCTTTTGTCTTAATGCTACTTGCCATAACTCTATGACACAAGTTCTGTTTGGTTCTGATGTTGCCGATTTACCCCATACTTCGTGAAGACTTAGACCACGGTCAAAATCATACGAATCCATGTATTTCAGCATCTCTTCACGCGACATCGAATACCAAGTGGTTGGTCTTTTCATCGAAAGATAACTAGAAATAGAACCCATTAAGTCATTTTCTGCAAGGTTTGATTCATTTGACTTTTCCCACCATTCCATCTCTTCTTCCGACCATTGAAAAATGTCAAAACCAGATTTGTATAAGTGGATTGCTTCGGCGATTAGTTGGTCGCGAATTTCTTGGGTAAATTTCTTTTCGTCTTTAATATAGCATTCGTTTTGAGTAAGTCCTGCTTCCATAACCAAGAATCTTCGATTTCCTGTTCTATCTCTTAACGGAGTGGTGTCGTTTGTAGAACCACCAAAAGCAACACGGCGTTTAATTTCGACATTGCGTCGACCATAAGACCTTCTGAACTTGTCTTCGGTTTTATCGACAAACGCTTTGATACTTTCTTGCTCGGACATATTCATACCAGCAAGTTCTTTCCATTCATAAATCCAGATGTTTTCTAATTGCTCATAACTGTCTTTCGCTTTGTCGAAGTCAATCTTGGTGTCCGAATATAAGTGGTCGGTCGGCTTCTTAAAGTCAATGGTTGCTAGTTTCTTAAAGAACAAGGATTTACCAATACCTTGCTTACCTTTGATAATAAGTAGCAAGTCCATAGGGGCTCCTGCTCGGTATATTCTAGAAACTGCTCCGACAAGCCAATGTTTGAACGCTGCCCTTGTAAAAGGATTTAATTGAACCTTGAAGAAATCGTGAAAAAATGTTTCTAATCGCGGAGTTCCGTCCCATTTGAGAGTTTCAAAAAAGTCCAAAACCTTATTCTTTTGTATCTTATCGGCTTCAACTACCACTGAATCGTCAATCATCTTTTCGCCTTTAATGTTATAGACCTTATCTAAATGAACGCGAATATGTGCCATATCTTTGTCTTGCAGTGCCATACCCTCAATAAAATCTCTGTGCCAAAATGGTTTGCGTTGAAAACAAATGTTTGCTCTGAATGTGTCGAAATAGAACAGGTTGCCAATCTGGTCGTCATGCTTGAAAACAATATCAAGTTTTGCTAAATTACTCTTAACCCCGTCTAATTGAACAAGCCAAGACTTGTCTTTGGTGGGCTCAACTTGTTGTTCAGTCTTTTCTGCAGTTTGTTTTGGTTCGACGGAAGTTTTGGTTTCTTCTGTAAAATGTTCGTTAACGAAGTTTTCTTGTTGTTCTAGTCTTTGAGATAATGCTATATTTGTTTCGCTGTGTTCCACTACTTCTGGAATACCACGGCAGAACTCAATCATCTTCATAAACGAATCGGACTTCTCCAAAACGTCTTTTTCGATTTCCTTTTCAGGTGTAAATCCAGTATCGTATGAGCCAAACTTGTGGATTCTAACTAAATCAAAAGCAGAACGATAATACAGGTTGGCAGGGTCAGTTCCGTGGTGTGAATAAAAAAGAGTATCTCCAGCAAGAACAATGCCACCACCAAAACTCTCTCCACCGACAAAGGTATATCTATTACTTCTTTCTTTCTTATAAACACTTGGTAAGAATTTATCGATTGCTTGGGAAACTGTGTAAGTGCGATTAAAGGCACCAACCAGACCTTTTGCTTTCAGTGGGTTTTTGTTTTCTAATGCGGTCTTACCGATTTGTGCTTCGTCTTGCTTCTCTGGTTTGAACCATTGGTAAATATCGTTTCTGTCTAAGTAAGAATCTAAAACCTTATCGACATCTATGATTGCTTGCTGTTCTGTTGTCATATCCAGATTTAGTAAATCACAGATGTATTCGCCGTCAATCGGCACCGAAGGGAAGAACATTAGTCGGTTTGCTTGGAATGTGGTTTCGTCGAATAGTCCTGGCATACTTTCGTGTTTAGAGTTTTCGATTGCGTAAGCGATGCGACGACCCAACGCTTGATATTCGTCTTCATTAACTTCTCTGGAAAGTGGGGCGATAATTCTGAATCGATTTTCGTCTGGTGAATGACTGTGTGTTGAGTGAAGAATACAATAGAAATAAATGTTCCTTTGTAAGTAGGGAAGTATGTTTGGTTTCTTTGTATCAATATCTAATGTTAAAATTTGCCTTGTAATACGGACATTGTTGGTTCTCTTGTTGCCTTGTGTTTCTCCACCGATATAACCACCGACATCTTTGAGAGATAATTTAGTCGCTTTGTCTGCATTTACATACTCGTTATATTTTTCTTTTGTTCTCTTTACTTTGTATTTGAAAGCATTATAAATCTCTTCAATAGTTTTTTCGGTAAGGACGCCCTCCGTCGCATACCTGTTTTTAAAAGTAGTTATTTTGTATTTCATTTTTTACCTCCTATAATCCACTTTGCTCTTGCGACACATGTTTCTTTGATTGGGCAGAATTTACATGCTTTGTTGCTTGGGTTATACTCTAATTCGCCTTTGCTAATCTTTTCGAATACGGGTTGCTTGTCAATAAAAAAATCCAACACTTCCGACCGTGTAAGTTCTACAGTTTTCTTTTTTCCCTTTTGGTATATGTTTAGAATAAAGTGTTCCACATTGCTGTATGTCGTTGCGACCATATAAGCATAAAAATAGAGTTGCTCATTATCTTCAACTTCTACTTCTCCGTTTCCACTTTTGAGGTCAAAAATACTTGCTACTTTATCACCGACAATAAGGCAATCGATTACCACATTGATATTGTTTTCGTAAATAAGAATTGGTTTCTTTTCTTCAATGATGATTTTTCCATTGGGTATTTTCGTTAGTTCGTCCCACACCGACTGAACATATCCATTGATGAGGTATATTTCATACTCGTTTATTTTGTGTTCAGAAATAAAGTCATATACTTCTTTGTTGCTTAAAATCATTTCGGCTAGTTCGTGAAGAATAGAACCTCGAACAGTTTGTGGTGTTTCTATAAATGCCACATCAAAATCTAAAGATTTGGTGCAGTTAAGAAAACGATGTGCCTTACTGGGTGATAGTTTATACATACAACTGTTAGTTCTTAATCGAGTTGAATAATTCTAACACTTGTTCGTCATTTAAGTCAGATATTTTCTTTGCAGTCTTCTTTGATAAAAAGTCGCGAATAGTTTCCGAGGTTGCCTTACCACCAGATAAGAATTGCTTTTTAATTTCGTTTTCCATATCGACACGATTAGCACTTGGTTCTGGTTTAACTTCGGGTTTAACTTCGGGTTTCACTTGGACTTTCGGTTCAACCTTTTCTACTTTTGGTTGAGAAATAGGTTTTGACGGAAGTTGTGGAGTGGTTTCTTCTTCGAATTGTAAATCGCCATCTTCGAACAACTTAAAACCGATACCACTGATAATCGCAATCGCTTTTACTTTGCCTCTTTGAATCGCCTTATTCACATCATTCTGAGTCCATTGTAATAGCGCACGACCACTCGAATCTTGTAGTGGGTATTTTTCAATATGAGTTTGACCTTGCCACTCGACTTTGATGTTGATGAAGAAAGAAAAATTGTGATGATTCAGTAAAACACCATTAGTATCAATTTCTTCTTTGCTTAACACACGGTCGCCCTCAACGATAGTTCCTCGTTCTGACTTTAAGATTTCGATTTTGCCATCTTGTAATCTAAAAATGCGTTCAACAGTCGCCCAAGGCAAATAACTGATGTTCGTTCGGTTTCCGTAGTTTAACTTCTTTAAGAAAGACGCTAAATCTTCTGTATCACCTTCGCCTTTGTAATTCTTAATCCAAAAATCTTTCCAATTTGTTTGTTCCATATTATTTAATCCTTATACTTTCTTTTGATATTTTTTCGACATAGTTGCTCGGTTCCGATAAGATTTTTTCTTGAACGGAAATATCGAACTCTTCTAACTTCTTCTTTCGCTTTTCGAGGATTTCAGTTTCCACACCAGCGATTTCAAGAATTTCGTAGCATTCATCTGTTAAGGTAATGCTTTTTCGACCTGCAGTAATTTTAATTCGTTCGTCTTTTTTTAAGTCAGTGTTAGAAAAAATAAGTAATTCTAAGGCACTCAACTTTTCATCTAACTCTTTGTTTAACTTTTTTAATTTTACAAATTCTCCGACTAAATCAATTTGCTCGAAGTTTGAATCAAATTCGTTTTGTTTTTGAGACATAATTTTTTCCTTTTTAGTGGAGAACCCTCATGAATCTAGGGGGAAACATTAAGAGGGTTTTACGGTTGCTTAGACCAACCACATATTTTTATTAGAACGGCAAGTCTTCGTCTTTGACTTCTATTCTAGCAACATTGTCGCCTTTGAAAAGGTCGTTGTTATAACCACCTTCTGATTTGCGATTAGCGATTGCTCGAACAACACTTAGATAAACCTTGCCATCTTTGGTCGGCGTGAGATGGACTTCAATAGAATAAATAAAACCTCTCACGTCTAAATCTGGGACTGTTTCGGTTGAGTTGATATTACGGAAGAATTTTACTCTGCCATTAACTTTGAGTGAAGTGCCGTAAGTAGGGTGTTCTTCCCATTTAGGATACTGACCGCTAAACACAGTGTCTTCTACCTTGCCAAGTTGCTTGACTGCTTCTTTAAGTGTCGCTTTCGCTTCCTTGACATTCAGAAACTTGAACGAACCGAAGTATCTTTCTTTCTTGGTCTTCTCATCTACGAACGGCACTAAAAGGTGCTTCTCGTTGTTGGTAAAAACATCGTCAATGCGAATGCTTATTACCCCTTTGTCTGATTTGATTATTTTATTTGGCATAATCTTGCCTCCTTTACATACATCATAGCATATTAAGATAACAATATCTTACGAAACGATTTTTATTTTTCTTTTTCTAATAGAGTTACCACCTTTCTAAAACACAACTCGGCTTGGCAGGTCATCACGCAGGAAGTTTGGGCTTACTGGCGAAATCCATTCTGGGACATCACGACCAGTCCAAGCAAAGAGTTTTCCTTTCTCACCAAAATAGTATTGACGATACGCTGTAATAGCGTTTTGGTGCTTGTAAGTATCAGGCATTGCCTGTGCGAATGGAGTCAATGGCGAATCGGGGATTTGTTCGGGTTTGACTATAAGGTGACGAACTAGATTGATTGAAGAGTGGTTCTTGCCATAACGATAGTGATACTCTTCTAACAACCCTTGAAACAATTCGAACAACCAGAAGTAGTTTGCAGATGTTTGCCTTGCCCAGACGGTGCAGGGGTGGTTCTGGTATGCTTTTTTATAAATGCTCTCGTTGTTTTGTTGCTTCTCGTTTCCACTCAGTCGGTGTGCTGTTGATAACATTTGCGCTGACTCTAATATCATCTTGACTACATGTTTGTTTGTGTGTTGTTGGGCAGCAACTTTGGGGTTGGCGTCCAATACAAAGATATTCATTTGAGAACCCCTTTCTTTAGCACAACTACATTGCCTTGTATTTGAAGTCCTGTGATTACATAAAACAAAATGTTTTCAGGCAGGTTTTCTATGGCACCACTCTCGTTAACGATAATGTCGAAGTTTGTGTCTTCTGGATAATATACTAACTCAATATAACCATTTACTTTCTTTTGTAAGTCTTGTAGTTTTGGTTTACTGCGAATGACTTTTACATCAAAATTAGTTCCTACAAAAAATCCCAATGCGTTTGGGTTTCCCCTCAACAACTTAAAGTATTTTGATAACGAATTTTTATAATCGACTTCTCTTTTATTCATAAAAAATGTTTCTCCCTTTGTTATTATTATAACATTTTAATAAGCGTCTTCATTTTTATTTTGCGTATATGATAGAAAATCATCAATCGTTTTAGTTTTTTTAACTATAACTTCATACACATAAAAATCGTAAGTTTTCTCGGCGAGTAAATAGTATATGTCTACATCTTTCGTCTGCCCTCTGCGATATAATCTTGCGTTTGCTTGACTATAACTTTCAGCACTCCATACTAACCCATACCATATAATTGTGTGTCCTCCGTCTTGAAGATTTAATCCGTATTTTTCTGAGAATGGCGACAAAATTAGAATTGGAATACGACCTTGGTTCCACGCATCTATATCTTCTTTTTTTTCAAGTAGTTGAGAACCCCTTAGTTTTTCCAATAAGTATCTTTTGTCTTCTTCAAAATTATAAAAGATGATTACATTGTCTTTGGTCTTAGACAATATCTCTTTTAACTTATCGAATTTGTAAGTGTTGAAGCGATACGCTTTTTTCTGGTTGTCGTATACGAACCCATTAGATAGTTGTAATGCTTTGTTAATCATAGTCGCTTGGTTTGAAGCAGTTATAGTCGTCAATCCATTTGTTTCTAAAATGAAGTCTTGTTTCAGTTTCTTAAATCGTTCTCTGTCGCTTTCGCAAAACACTATCTGTTCTTTCTGTTCAATCTGCATGGTAAGTTGTTTTGTGATGGACTTCGTTCTAATCAAGGCAATTAACTTATCATACATTTCGTAGTGGATTAACCAACGAAATTTGTTCCAAGGTTGCGTAAAGCAGAAATCGTTTCGATATTGAGTAAGCGACTTATCGTATAATTCGAGTAAAAATAAAAGATAATAAAGTTCATCTCCGTTTGTATAATAAAAACTTTCTCTTTTGATATTTGAAAAAGGCGTTCCACTTAATAAGAAAAGTTGTTTTCCGTTTGTTATCTTTTTAAGTGCTTTGTATCTTGCCGACTTTGGCGATTTGAATTGCGAACACTCATCTACTATTACGAGGTCATAGGAAGGAGAGTGAAGGTTGGGTAAGAATTGAGAACCAGAACCTTTTTTTACTTTCCTTCCATACAACCATTCGGTCAGTGAAGATGAAATGATGTGAATACAGAACTCGCCTGTTTTGTCTAAAATCTCAACACGCTGGGCTTCGGTGCCTTCGACAAGCGACACTATATCTGCCATATAGTTAAAGTTTTTCCACTTTTTAATTTCGTTTTGCCAAGTGGACAGACTTACTTTCTTTGGGGTGATAATTAAAATCTTTTTTACACCATCAAAAAACTTTTGGTCAGCAAGTGCTAATAGTAAAGATGTCTTGCCGACACCCATGTCCAAAAAAACACCAAATCGTTTTTGGTCTTTAATTGTTTCTAAAAAATTGTTTTCATCTTTCCAAATCATATTTTAATGTTGTATAAGGTTCGTCTTTGATATTATACTTTTTTAACCTTTCGTTGTAAGTGTTCATCATTTCTTCGTATGTGCTGTCTTCATACCCAACTGTAATCCCAACAGAAATTGCTGCTTTTTTATTCTTGGACTTGTTTTTAATATGAAGATACAAAGAATAGTGGAATGCTTTTTCTTCTGGCACTTTTTTTATTTTTTCAGTTAAGTGATGTGGAAACACTCTTGTAAATAAGAAATCCTTAAACTCTTTTTCTTGACTTACTCTTATCATAAAATCTTTAATTGCTTTATCGAATTTTTTATAATTTTCATAAAAATCATTTATCTCTTTTAAGAAATACGCCTTTAACTTTTTGGGTTCTTCGGTTGTTGAAAAAGAAACAATCTGAGAAATGCTTTTTGTGGTTATTGTAATTGTAAAACTTTCAGCAACTTCACTCATATATGTCAGTTATTGCCTTTCATTTTGTCTTCGTCGACTTCTACTTCTTCTGCATAGGAAATTTCGCCCCGAGCATCAAAGCCGTTTCTGTGGCGTGTTTTCTTTTTTCTAAACTCATCATAAATTTCTTCAAGGATTTTGTCGAGTAAATTTTCTAACACATACTCTGGCGTATCGTCATCACACTCTAAATCAAAAGACCAGTTTATATCATGAGTTTTCGGTTGTTTCATTTTGAGTTTCTCCTTGCTCTTGTTCTTCTACAATTTCTCTAACTTTTGGTTTTTTGGTTTGTTTCTTATAACCGATAACAGCAGAGTATAATTGGTTAGTATCTACATTAACGAAAAAACCAAATTCTTCTTCGGCAAACGCTTTTGCTTCTTTTCGGTTTTTAGCAGGAATAATCATTGATATTTCAAATGTCCCTATAATCTCAAATGCTTTTTCTTTTTTCATATTAGCGACCACCGATAATAACGAACTTATCGTTTTCTGGTTGTAATGCCAGACCACCCCAAGTTCCGTGAAGTTGTCCTGAATCGTCGACTGAAACAACCTTTCCAGAACGATTATTGTAATGTGGTTCACCACTCATACTCACAATGATGACAGTTCTTCCTAAATACTTTTCTTCTAATACTTTCTTGTTCATTTTGTTTCAAACCTTTCAAGAGTGCGAATTTCATTACACCCATTTATATAGTATTCAAGTTCTTCTTCTGTGATTTCTTCATAGCTGTCGAAATAATCGACACCCAAACCTCCATCACTAATTCGAGTATAGATAACAATGATTTTTGCGTTAGTCTTTTCGGTTTCGACTTGGTGTTGTTCTCTCAGTTTGTTGATAAAATTTCTCATTATCTTATTCCCCTTTGTTAAGATAGTAATCTGCTGACCACAACACGAGTTCTTCGACAAACTTATCGACCGACTTGCGTTGTAGTTGTGCCATAAATAGTAAGAGATACTTTGTCTTGTCTGAAATTAAAAGCGTAAGATGACTTTTGTTTTCTTCCATCTTGTCTAACAGCGACTTGCGACCTCGTTTTTTAGTGTTCATAAACACTCCTTTTTTATTTTTTTATTCGACAACATAATCGGTGATTTGGACTAACTCATATTCGACTTGTGCTTTACGCAATAAGTATTGTGCGTAATCAGAATTGTTTTGAACTCGATACTCTACAAACAACTTTGCTTTTTCTTTTGAAGATAACAAGTTATCATATTTCGCGACTTCGAAAAATATTTCTGTGACTTTTTTTTCGTTGGACTTATCGACACGAATAGTAATCTCTTCTCTTCCCCATAAAATAAATCTAAGATAGATTGGATTCATTTTCTAACACCTCCTTTCTTTCTTTTATGAATATCAAGAGTGATAATCGCACTCTCGTAATCAGCAACCATTTCTTCAATAATCGAAACTACTTCGTCGTCTTTGAATTTTCGACTTTTGTATTGTTTGAGAAACGCTTTTAATATCTCGTATTTTCGTTCAAGTGATTTCATTGTTCTTAATCCTTATATTCTGTATAACTGCAAACCATTCCCATATAGTCAATGATGTCGGGATTTATATTATTCTTTTCACATTGCTCTTTTAGAAAGGCATAAACATCATCTTCTGTTTTGGTTTTTTCTTCAGGAATGTTTATACCCATTGAGTTCTCGACTGCAGGACTTGTTTTAGAGTCTTTGATTAGTTGCCCCATATAACCAGCACCACCCTCCCAAAAATAGAGTTCGAACGGAAGTTTAATTTTACTGATTGCTTGAACAGGTGGCGACCAAGCAGAACGGAAACTCATAGTTAAGATTCCATTTTCCAGTTCGGCTGTGTCCCCATCAGAACTGATTTCCCACTTAGTTCCCCAATTTTGAATGCTCCAATCATACCAATTATTATTACCGAAAAGTTTTTGCTCCTCGGCACCAAGACCACCTTTAGCAAAAAACGGATTTGGTTTTTGTATATCTGGTTGATGTTTTGGTTTCTTGACTATTGCGTTTAATAATCTCTCTTTGTCAAATGCTTTTTTTAGTTTTCTCGCATACATAAGTTCTCTTTGGTTGTTTTGGTTAAATCGAATACATAAGTAGTTCTCACACCAATTTGGCATAACTTTTCTCCTTTTGAAAATTGCTTTTTTTAAGATAACATTGATAACATAATAATAACACGATAACAACGATATATTTTACCTTTAATACATTTTTATTTTTCTTTTTCTGTAGAGGTGTTCTAACTTTGCTGTTGTTGTGAAGTTTGGCTTGAACCCCCCCCCTGACCTCTGGGGTTCTGTTAGAATGTCTTCTTGCTACTATAATTTAAGAATCGAATATTTTTACTTTCAGTTGGATACCTGCGTAGGTAAAAACCCATAGGCGTTTTTCGATTAGTATGTTTACGACTTTGTGTGTCTAGTAGTTTTGTTTGTTCGATTAGTTGGATACTCCCATTGCTTCGGGACGGAGAAGAACCACTATTAGCGACTTTATGATAATGTGAGTTCGACATAAACTTTTCCTGATTTTAGTGCTTTGAATAATTGTTGTGTATCGAAATTAAACTTATAGGAACAATGCGTAAGGAACTTATAGGGGCTTTCGCTTTTTGCTTTATAGCCATTCATCTTGGAATACTTTTTAGTTTGTGTAATCAGTTCATATCGCATATATTCTTACCGAGATTGTAGAATTCTTTTAAGGAATTTCGTTGCGTTGTCTAGTCCTTCGATAAGATTACTTCTGGTTACGATGGACATATTACGAATGTTTTGATTTTGGAACTCTCTAATCGCACCTCCATCAGGTTCTATGAGAACAAAATTAGCGTGATTGACATACTCGACTGGAATATCGGTTCCGAACGAACCATCGGTGATTAGAACAATGTGCTCGTTTGGTTTAGGTTTTACGAATGTTGGATTAGTACTTCCTTCTAGATTTCCCGTTAAGAAGTTTAAGTTTAGTTCATCTCTGGTAATCTCATAAGTGTTTGTGCCGAAAGCAAATATTCGTATATTGATATGTCGGTTCATAGTATCGTAAAAGGATTTGAGATAGTCGGTCGCAACTTGAATTTTAGTCTTGCCGTTATATAAAGCATCAGTGCGATGTTCGCCCATTGAACCAGAAATATCGAGATAGAACAATATACTCGCACTTCTACCACCTTTGCCTAGTTCTTGAATATCTTTGTCGAACAGTTTTTCGTTTTTGACGAAACCTTTACGCATAAACTTACGCATAGAAAGTTGTTTGGCATTTCCAGAATATCGAGATACAACACGAGAACCTTTGATACCAGAACTTCTGTATGTTGTAAAAGCACTCACTTCGTATTTATCATAAGTAGAAATGTCTTTTTCGCCACGAGATAGAATACTGATACCATCTCTTACAGTTTCTTCTTTTGCTTGAATGTTTTGGTCTTCTAGTTCTTTCATCTCTTTTTCGATTTCTTGAATTTGCTTTTTCTTTTCTTCTTTTGTTTTCGGTTTCGGTTCTGCTTTTCCATTGTTTTGGTTTGCCGAATTAGAACCTGCTTGTGGTTCTTGATTAGAATTGGTTTGTTGCGTTGATTTAGATTCGACTGGTTCACCACCTTGTTGTGGTGGTTCCGTTGTTTTAGTTTGTGGTGGACTTGGATTAACAGGTTTGTTCTTTTCTTGAATCAGTTCTCTTACCAACATTTCGATATTGGCACTAATACCCATTAACTTATTTGCTGTAAAGTTGTTAGATTCTTGGTCGATTTGGTAAGCAGTTTTATCGATACTTAAAAAAGAAATGTTGAGTTTTAAGATTTCAGCAACAATCTCTTTTTGTCTTTGCGTTTTCGAAAAGTAATCAACCCAAGGACTATTATCAACGGTTCGTAATAAACCAAGAGTAATAGCAAGTGGGTTATTCGACTTTCTGGAAACATCTTGATTTAAGTTCTTGTCTTGAAAAGCGTATCGTAAGATATTGAATTTAGCATACAAGTTCCATAACGAAATTTGAAATTCTAGTCGGTTATCTTCTAATACATTCATAGTATCGGTATATTGTAATTTACGAGAAGTGTAAATAGCATGACCGATTTCGTGAAGCATTAGAGTATAAAAAGTTGAATAAGCGATATTTGGGAATTGAACAAACAGAGTTGCTAAGTTGTTCAAAGCAATAACGATTTCGTTGTTATCGATATCATAATAAGAAGTTTGTAGAGGACCTTCTTTTGGCGTTTCTAGTCTGATTTTGAGATTTGGTTTTTTAAGCATATCAGCATAATACTGCTCGATAAACTTAATGGACTTGATATCAGAAAACCAAAGTTTTTTAAGAATAGCTTCTAATTCCATGTTATTCCCCTTTGCTTGACTTAATTTGTTGTGTCAAGATTAGTATTTCTTTTAAGCGTTGTTGGAATTCGCCTTTGTCGAGTAGTCGCTTGTAAGCAGAAATATTACTGACATCACCTTGGCAGATTTTGAATTCGATTTGCGATTCAGTATTAAAGTCGATAAACTTTTGGTAATCTCTAAAATCGAGTGGTCGAATATCAACGAATTTTGCTGCTCGAAGTTCTGAGAACAATTGTCGAATTGCGTTTAACCATTCTTGATTAACACCAATTCTTTGAATTAGTATTTGGTCGGTTAAGCGTAAAATCAAACCAACTGCTCGACCAAGTAGAGCATCTCCTATTGGATTGCGTTCGTCGGTTTCTGACGGAGGGTTCATTGTCATCATAATTCGAAACTTTGGCGATATGTGGACTAGTTCATCACCAATAACAATCGACTTTTTCTCATCAGTTAAACCTTGAACAAGCATTAGAGTATCGTGTGGTAAAGAATTACCTTCATCAAACAGAATTCGGTTATCTTCTAATTCGCCTTTAACTGCTTTGAGGAATGGTGTTGGGTGTGGTTTCAAACCAGTTCCATCTTTATCGGCAAGATAGTAGCACAACGAGTATGGGTCTACACTTGAATTACAGGCGATGACTGGAATGTTTGGGTATCTCTTTTCGATTACATAAGTTTTGCCAACACCTGTTTCGCCCATTAGAATAAATAATCTTCTTTTTGTTTTTTCATTATCAAACGACTTAAAGAAATCTTCTAATGGGTCTTTTGTCTTGAACTGACGTTCGAACAGAATGGCTTCTACATCTTTTTCTTCGTTATTTGCTTGATTAACCAAATCGATAACTTCTTTTTTATCTTTATCGTTGATAATTCTTTCAATAATAGAAGGATTACAAGAGTAAACAGAAAAACCCGAATTGTGTTCCTGTAGAATTTTTCGAGCAGTTTTACCCCTTTCACCCATAAGCAAAGCGACTAAATCTTCTTGTTGTATTGGCATTCTAGTTTACTCCTTTGAGTTCAAGCGAAAAAGTAACTTTTTCAGTCTTGTTTCTCTTTGTATGTATTCGTATAAGTAAGTCATTACAATTTTAGAATCTTCTTTATTAAGCATTTTATCGAAAGTTTCATAATCGTAAGAGCGACCATCTCGGTCTAGAATGTTGAAATCGCATTCGCCTTGTTGTTTTCCGTCAATTCCAATTTGGTATAAATCGCCATTTTCGAAATTGAGAAAGAGTGATACCGACTTTAACTCAACTAGTTTGCCACGATACATATTTTCTTTTTTCATTTTTTTGTTCTCCTTTTAAGAACCGAATGTTCGTTGTCTTGCTTCTAGTTCGAGTTGTCCATTTTCTCGAATAATATATATTCGATACGAATTACCCGACCAGAACCCTTGAATATCGAAACGAGAAATCACATCTTTGAAACTAGTATTCGGCATTACAAATTCGCCCAATTCGTTTGCGTATTCCATAAAATAGTCCATAAATCTCTTTTGCGAAACTTTATGCTTTTTTAGAAGCATTTCTGTTTTTGAAACAGTATTCATTCTATTCACCCCCTTTCTTATCTTCTCGAAAGTTAAAAGCGTTATATAACGCAAAGTAACTTTTTAGAAGTTCGGTTTGACGGAAGATAGAACCAATACGAGATATATGAGATAGAATGTCTTTTTCATTAACTAGTCGATAACCATATCGCATTCCTTTTTCTTCAATAAAGAAATACTGGTTTAGATGTATTCTTTTTTCTTGCTCATAAATATAGTTGTCGACGATTACTTGATACTCTTTTTCGGTTTCGCTTTTAAGAAGATTTCCATTCAACAAATACAGAACTTCTCCACTTTTGGCGACTTGGTGTTCTAATCCAACGCATACGAATTCTTTTTTTACCATTTTCTTTTTCTCCTTTTTAGAAAAATATGGGCGTTCTTATAATTTAATTTTACCATTATTAAGATATATATATCGCGTTTTTATAATGACCAATCTAAAAGCACGAAAAACCGAAAAAAAGTATTTGTTATAATTTTAAGATATCGTAATCTTACTAATGTTTTAATGTTGTTATAATTATAGTAATAAATGCCATTGTTGTAAGTAGTTGTATATATACTAGTATAAAGTATAGACTTAATGCGAATAGGGATTACTACAAATAGGGTAATTATTACACTGATTATAACAACAATCAAACCTTTTTTAGATATGCGTATCTTGTTTTTCGATAATATCGCCTTTTTATTTATAGTTATCGCCTTTTTGGATTTGTTTATCTTGAAAAAAGAAAAAAAGAAAAATAAAAAAAAGTAAGATTTTTATATCTTACTCTTTTTCCGTGTTGAGATAACGAGTTTTATTTTTTTTCTTAACCTTGCTTATCGTTCATATATTCTTTATATAAACGCTTTACAAGATTAACGATATCTTCGATACTTGCTTTTGGATTTTTCGCTTTTTCGATTTCGTTATCGATTTTTTCCATTTCGATTAAAGTTTTTTCGAGGTTTTCTTTTTTCGTTGATGGTTTTAATGTTTTCACGAGTTCGATTTTTTCGGTTTCGAGTTTTTCGATTAAGGTTTTATCGATAACCGACACTTGCTTAACAAGTTTTTCGATTAAGGTTGTATCTTTTTTTTCGTTATCGATTTTAACGATTTTCCAACCCTTGTTTTCGATAAACTTTATTCCGTTTTCGGTGTTCATTCCACTCGTTGCCCCAAGTTCGATATATGCTTTTGCGACACTCTCAAAAGATTTTTCGACGCCGTCTTTTTCGATTATGATTTTTCTCATTTTGTTTTCCTTTTTCCTTTATAAGTTTTTTCGTAAACCCGTATTATCTCAACACGATATTATTATCTCATTTATCAAGAAAAGATTTTTTCGATTTTCAATTTTTATTTTTCTTATTGAGAGCACGAGTTTTTTATACATATCAAGAATAAGTAAAGGGGGGGGCACAAACCCAAACCGAAACCCCACCCCCCCTCCCCCCCCCATAACTATCCCCACTTCTATCGTGTATCATTTTTTCAAATATGGTATGATATGGGGGAGGTATAAAATATGCGAATCATTGACAAGATAGTGCAGAACTTAAAAATAATCACAATCATGAAATCATGCGGATACAAAGACAAGAGTATCGCGGACTATGTGGGCGTGACAACAAGTGAGTTGCTTGACACGATTGCTCTGGATAACTATTTGGCGGAGGTGTGGGAAAAAGCGGCGGAACATTTGGCAAGTGAAATCGAACGAAAGTTTATCGAGAACACACTGGCGCAACTGGACACGGGGGATAACACGGACGCGAAGTGGATACTGGAAAGAACGAACAAAAAATATCAAAAGAAAGAACAAGTTGATGTGAGTATCACAAGCATCGACGACATTATCCGCGGCCAAGGAAAATAGAATGCCGAATAAGAATCCGTTAAACACGGCGGACTATAGTAAGACTATATTTTCGCCACGCTGGTTTATGGAAAACTTGCTTTACATTGTCGACAAAAAGAATCAACTGGTAAAGTTCAAATTGAACGAAGAGCAAAGTCGAATGCTCGACCACGTGCAATTTTGTTTGGACAATGATTTGCCAATAAGAATGATGGTGTTGAAAGCGCGGCAAATTGGTGCTACGACATTTTTTTCAGCGCTTGGATTTTGGTTTGCTTCAATGAACCGAAACATTACGTATGGGATAGTGGCTCACTTGTTGAAGAGTGCGGAAAGTATCTTCCAAAAATGTAAGGTTTACTATAATAATCTTCCTCGGGAACTGCAACCGGCAACAACACAAATGTCGAGCGAAGGGATAACGTTTGATAGAAAGAACGGTCAAGGGGTCAACTCGAAGATACAATTTGCGACGGTGAGCGAAGGGGTGTTCCGTGGACAAACGCTCAGTTATCTACACTTAACGGAGTGTGCGTTCTGGGAAGGCAATGTTCAAGCGATAGAGAACTCGTTGGCACCAACGGTGAGTATTAACCCACGGACTATTATTGTAAGAGAGTCAACGGCAAACGGATATAATTTTTTCAAAGACGACTGGGATAGAGCGGTCACGGGCAAGAGTGAATACACGCCATTCTTTTTCGGTTGGCAAGACCATAAAGAATATAAATTACCAATTCCAAAAGATTTCGCATTAACCCAAAAAGAAGAAGCAATAAAAAATAAATATCACGTGAGTGATGAGCAGTTGATGTGGCGACGGTATCAAATCGACAATAACTACGGCGGAAACGAAATGTGGTTTGCCCAAGAAAACCCAATGACGCCTGAAGAAGCGTTTGTTGCAGCGGGTTCAGGGGTGTTTGATTCGAACACTATCGTCCAAGGTTATCAATCTTCCGTCAAACCAGAAGAAGTGACGTTGGAATCGGTGGCGATGTTTGAAAAACTGATGGTGTGGGAGTATCCCGAAGAAGGAACGGAAGAGATACACGCGCAAAAGGCGATATGGAGCGACGAAAAGCAGGATTATGAGATGATAGATACGGAACTGGTGGTTGAAGAGGTGTATTATCGGACACCATACACCATCGGGGTGGATACATCAGGTATGGGCGCGGACTATAACCAAGTGGTTGTGGTTAACAATGTGACAAAAAAGGTTGCGGCACGTTTTGGAAAGAAGAATCTTCCCGAAGAACAGCTGGCTTCGATTGTAGTCGAAATAGCAAAAATGTATAACGACGCGTTAATTGCTCCCGAAGTAAACTATTCTCACGAAATATGTAACTATATTTTAAAATTAGGTTATAAAAACTTGTATATTACCGAAAGTATGGCGAGGCAAGATGCGAAAGTGGTTGGTGGTATTCAATATGGTTGGCGAACAACGAGCCAAAGCAAAGCCCCGATTATATCATCAATGAGGTCAAGGCTTACAAGCGACCCAACGTTAATAGAAGACAGAGAGTTTTGGTATGAGGCGGAATATTATTTGATGGAAGACCCTCGTATTAATAAAATGAATGCGGCAAATGGACATCACGATGATATCATTACAGCAACAGCAATCGCTATGTATGTTAGTGATAGTTTCCAAGCAAAACAAACAAGATACACGGTAAAAAACAATTATAGTGAAAGAATAGTCAAAAATATGTTAAAATCTAATAAGAAAGTAAAAATTCGGAGAGGAATTTATAACAACAATGCGTAAAATCTTAGATATTATTAAAAAAATGCACGACCACTTTAATAAACGTAACGAAGAACTTGAAACAAGAATCAAAATCCTCGAAGAAGTCGTGTTTGCGCTGAAAACAAACGTAAAAGAAAAAAAGAAACAAGTCGAAATGGTTCAAAAGAAAAAATGGTTGAACGGATACCCAGACGAAACGAAAGAAGGTTAGACCATGGCGAAAAAAACATATAAAGACGTTGTTGCCACCGATATTTACGAGCAGTTTGAAAACGCAAACGCTTTTAAATCTTCCATCAACCTCATTAACGACATTAAAAGAAGTGTGTTGTTTGAAAATGGCAAACAATGGAATATGGACGAAGACATCAAAGATTTTCCAAAGATTACTATTAACATTATTAAACAAATTGGCAAAGCAAGAAAAAGCGGTGTCATGGCAAATGATTACAGTTATCTAGTAAACTCAACCAACTTTCAAAGCGTTAGAAAGGTTCAAGATTTTTTAAAATATTTAGCGCAATGTATTAACTTACGACAAAAAGATTTAAAAGTTTTATCCGACGATTATACCAAAGGAACGGGTCTTACTTATTTTTATTGGGACGCAGAAAAACGCGGGTTCATGAAAAAATCAGGTGGAGAAATGCGTTCCGAAGTGGTTGATATTAGAAATTTTGCAGTGGCCAACCCTTATATTCAAAGCGTTCAAGAACAAGAATGGGTTATGTATGTAACGCGAGAAAAAATTAGTTCATTAAAGAAAAAGTATGGTGACAAAAATTATGTGGCCGATGGAAACTTATACACAAGCGGAACCGAAGTGGAAAACATTTCTACTAACTTCCCCGAAGACGACCTCGTTAATGTATATACAAAATTTTATCGTAACGAAGAAGGACAAGTGTTCTTTACGATTGCGACACAATACGAAGTGTTAAAAACAGCAACACCACTTAACCCTTATTACAAAGGGACTTCGACCGAGATGCCAAACACGACTAGTTTACCAGATGAAAAATCGGACTCGAAAGATGCGCGCGAAGATAAAATTTGGAATCTTTATCCATTCGCAAGACTATGTTTAAATGAACGCGATAATTGTTTTTACGGCATGCCAATTACCCACGAATATATTGAAGCGCAAAAATCGATTAACAATCACTACTCAGTTTACGACAAAGCAATTCAAGACAACGTGCTTGGTGGATTTATTTTCCGCAAAGGTGTAATTGATTCAAACGAAGTCACCACCGAAAACGGACAAATGCTTGAACTTGATACAATGCCAAACGAACCAATTAATAACGCATTTTCAAGATTGCCTGTTGCTAGTGTGCCAACCGATTCAGCAACATACTCAAATAACCTTATCCAATTAACAAGACAGGTCGCGGGCGCGAGCAACGTTCAACTCGGTATGGCAGATTTTGCAGGTCAAAGCGGAAAACAAACGCAAATGCTTTTACAACGTGCGCAAGAAAACTCTTCCGATAACGCCATGATGTTTAACGAATACAAAAAAGAACAAGCAAAGATTATGTTTTTATTCGCCAAGTTTTTTTATGACAACGAATCGTTTGTTTTAATTAATCACGGAGCAATGAAAGACGATGTCCGTTCTTATCAAGGTCCAGAAGCGTTTGACGGGCGCGATTATCTTAAAGATGATGTGATGATTGATATTAAAGTTGGGGCAGCTCCATCGTTTTCAGAATATACAAATATTGAACTGCTCGGCTTAATGGTTCAATCTGGTCAAGCCCCTTTTGAAACATATGTTGCTATGTTGCCCGAAGGTTATATTTCTAATAAACAAGAAATTATCGAACTTGCTAAAAATAATAGTAATGTTCAAATAAAACAAATGCAGCAACAATTAGAACAAGCAAATTTAGTTATGGAGCAAATGTCGAAAGCATATCAGAAGACACAAAAAGATATGTCGAACATCGACACCATTATTCAAGAAAACATTCGTCTAAAATCTATGATGGCGGAAATATCAGCAAATGCTATTCAAAAAGTAAGTCAAGCAGACCAACAAACATTAGAAGCAACTCAGGATATTAGAAAGGTTCTACAATCAGTTGGCAGAACCATGACTGATAAGAAGCAAAAAGAATAGTTATTAATATATTGTTTTCTTAAAAATGTGATATACTTAAAATATAACGTAGGCTATCATCGTTAAGATAGCGTCGCTTATCCGAGCGTCAGAGGAGATTTATGGCAGACAAAAAAGAAGACGTAATGCGACAAGTAACCCCAGAGGATAATGAATACTTCTCGGACTTGTTGGCCGAAGACGAAGAACTTAATTCTATTCCTGCGGCAAAACCAACGGAACAAGAAATAAGAAAGAACAAAGACGCTGAAGAAGCACGGAAAAGACGCGAAGCGGAAGCAAAAGCTGCCAAGCAAAACCCGCCAGCCGAAGAACCGAAAAAGGTTGAAGCACAACCAGCACCGACTAAAATACCAGTCACCGCTGAAGCGCCAAAACCAAATGCTGAACCAGTCAAAGACCCAAAAGTTGAGCAAGTCAATAGACTTGGAGAGCAACTCATTGAATTTAAGCAAAAATATCCAGATGTGGATTTAGCAAAACTCGATGGGGACAGAACATTTAAGCGATTTGTTGAAGGAAAACTTCTTGGTAAGAAAAACTTTACTCAAATATATGAAGAATATGATGAGTTCAGGAAAGAATTATCAGGACAATCTCAACAACAAGCCGCAAACAGTGCAGTGAAAGCGCAAGCAAGCACTGGCTCGCCAGTTTCCACCGCAACAACTGGGACAGACGTATATTCCGAAGATGAATTAAGACGCATTTCCGAAAAACTACCGTTTATGTCACCAAAAGAAGCGGCAAAAATTGAAGCGAAATTTAAAAGGTCGATAAACTATTACGACAATAAATAACAGGAGTTACCTTTATGGCAAACACAGAATTTGCAAAACTCCCCGGATTATCAAACCAAATTTATAAGGAATGGTATCCAAAAACTGTCTTAGTCCAATCTTGCGACAACAGTTTTGAAGGGGAATTAAATCTTCAAACGCGCGAATTAGATATTCCAGTCTATCACGACTTGACCGTCTATCAAACCACAATCAAAGAACGCGAATTAAAACCAGCGCCTTTACAATTTATTAAGGCCTCGACCAAACGCGTGACCATCGACCGCGGCCGTTACTCCCATTGGGGTCAAACCGCAATCGGTAAGTTAATCGACAGATTATCTGCTGAAGATTCAGAAGTCCGTAAAAAATTAGTTAACAAGTGGGCAGTTGAAGCCGAAAAAGAACTTGCTGAATGGGTCGCATTTACGATTCCATCGGTTCACGAAATCGACATGTTCTCTGCAAACTATTTAAACGCCGTTGTAAGTACTGCAAACGTCTTGCGTGTCTTGGATATTTTACAAGCCAAGGTCATCAAACAAGATATGGAACCAACTGATTTCACATTCTTTGCTTCCGAAAAGTTTGAACAAGTCTTACGCGACACAAAAATTAGTTTCGCATCACAAACCGCCGACCGAGCCTTCCAAACAGGTTTAGTTGGTGTTGTTAACGGAACCGAAGTTCGTCGTTTAGCCGTTCAATCTATCACTGTTCGTAACGCCAATACCGCTGAAGTTGAAACTGAAATCGGTATCTGGAAGACTCGCGATGGTATTCAATACGTTGTTCCTTTCAAGAACACCGTTTCCTATGAAATCCAACCAAACGAAATTTTAATGGGTGGCATGGGTTATCAAACGGTTGAATATTATGACTTCTTCAATTTATACCCAGGTCGGTTATTCCGTGTGAAAATGAAATATGTTTCAGGCACGGCGTTCCCAACCAAGTAATAAGGTAGGAAAATAATATATGGCAATCAAAAATATTAAGGTTTATGTTGCTCCCCCAGCAACCAACGCACTTTCTCCAAAAGTTGTCTTTGTGTCTTCCGCAACGGCCGACGATTACATTCGTATCCCCCGTCGCGTTCCATTTGCTGACGTTGTCGCCCCAGCCGGCACATTCCGTCATAACATCGTTCAAAACGCTGCTTCCGGAACTGCTTCTACTACTGTCGCAACCAATGCCGCTGGTGATGTGTTTAACGGTTCGGCAACGACCAACACTGAAGGTGGTTTAGGTTATCAACTTCCACACATTGAAAAACTCGTCTTGTTAGTTAAAAAAGGAACGACAACTGCAGAAGTCTTCACCATTGAAGGCTCACTCCAATATCGCATTCCAGATTTAGCAATCAGCGTTCCTGCTGGTGCAAGCGGTGATATCTACGAATTTAGTTTAGCCAATTTTGGCTTATACATCGGTGGTGTTGACGGAGAAGATGGTATCATGATTAAAAATGCTACCACAACTCTTGGTTTAGCCTTAATCGCCCGCGCTGCTTAATCGAATTAGTTTCGAAAAGCGCCACTCTTGACCTCTCCTTGTGAGAATCCACCAAGAGTGGTTTTTATTTTCTTAAATATGTTATAATTGAAGATATGAAAAGTAAAAACAAAAAACTATTTGAAGTCGAAATTAAATCTATGGCGCTTATTAACGAAGGCAAGAAAAGTCTAATTACTTACTTTCAAGGTGGCACCAAAAAACGCATCGTGAGTAATGTTCAAAAGATATTTCCTCAATATACCAAAATAGAAGACAAACCAGTGGTCAACATCACACGTATTACCATGGAAGAATATGAAGAACGCAAAAATGGTGGTGCAATTAAGCAAAACCTCGAAATGATTCAAACAAAAGGAGATATTTTATGACCGTAAAAGAAGTCAAACTCCAAGCCTTACGTATTATGTTTGCAGACAGTGATGTCGAGTTTTCAACTAACGAATATGATGCTGGCACACTAAACACCAACGCAAACACAAGAGAAAAATTAGTTCGTATGGACGATTCTATTCGTCGTGGCATTGACCTTTATAACACACTTGTAGAACAAGAAACTGCCATCATTGAAAACTTGTTTTTAGCTTCTTCGGGTGGAGTATACGCAAATACCATTGATATTTCCGGGGTAAGCAACCTTAATTATCCAACCCGTGTGGACGTTTTTCTTTATCAACACCAATACGAAACAGTTGAAGCCTACGTTAGAACTGGACAAACTGCTTTTGTTTCGACGTGGTTAAGTTTAACTAGTGTTAGTGGAAATGCTTTAACCCCCGAAACCGACAAAGTATATGTAGTTATTGGTTCAGCGACTAGTTCTTATATTAATCAAAAATACATTTGGGACGGAACTGCTTTTGTTGTTAATTCAAGAGAAGAATTATGGAATTCAAAAAATCAAATTAATTATGTGTATGATTCTATCAATAGGAAGATATATTTTCAAGACGTTGATTATGCAAAGTATTATAACGAATATGATGTTTACACCATTACTTTTAGAATCTGGTATAAAGTGCTTAAACAAAACATTAGCACTGGAAATCAAGACAGCATAAACTTAGACTCTTTAAAAATACCTTCAGATGTTCAAAATATGCTACCGATATATATTAAAGGTGAGTTATACGAAGAAGACGATTTTGTTGTGGCACAAACCGCAAAACAAGAGTTCGCAAGATTTTTACAAACCGTTCGTCAACCATTTAATAAAGTCCAAACCAAGGTGAGTCGAGCAAAGGTTTTTAATAAATGAGTATTAATTATTCAATCCCCAAAAAGTATAAAAACCAAAAGCAAAAAAATGTCTTTGCTTTTTCCGGTTTTCGTGGGCTTGATAAAGAAAACAAACCCGTTAAAGTTCAACCCTTTCGTGCAACCGACGGTCACAATTTTATTTTAGACAGCGACACACTAAAAACACGCCCTTCTTATAAGTTAGAGATAGAACCAACTTTTGTGGTAAAAGAATTAGAACCGAGTGACTATCTTATCGACTGGTATCAGTTTGGGACAATGCGAGTTTATGTAACCAAATTTCATTTTTATTTTGAACAAGACGGTGCGTCATTTAACGAGCAAACCGCACAATCCTCAACCTTTACCAAAGGTGGTATTGCTGCAAGTTATGATTTTTCGGCAAACAAACCACATTTTCAAGAAGAAAAAGAATGCCTTTTTATTTTTTGTCTAAACGGTATATTTGTTGTTTCTAAAATCGACACTCGAATTGTTTTTTATGAACTTAACAGCAAACCAACTAATCCATATGATGTTACTAACGTTGAAGCATTCGAAGCGTTTCATGATTTACCCATTCCGTACGAACCGACCGTTAGTCTTGACGAAAAACCATTTGATGATGTAAATTTGCTTTCGGGTGTTTCTAAATATCGCTTGTTTGCTGCTTCAAAAAATACACACAACGGAGAAACGACTTACACTTTGCCAACAACCTTTAACTCTACCAAAAACTCTTCGTACGCGGTTGATATAAGTTTTTACAAAGACCGTTATGGTAAAATCCCTGAAGTGTTTCCTGTGTTTATGGGTGTTGAAAAAGATAACTTTCCCGCGCAGGTAACAAAAATCGTTAATAACGTATCAACACAAGTGGATACACAAACCACTTTTGGCGACCCTTTAATTGCTTTCGGAAGTGATAATGATAACACCGCAGATGAAACGCCAGATGATGTAGTACCGTTTGCTGAGATTCGTGATATTTACTATCCACCTATTGAATTCACTTATTTTGGAAACTCGGGACACACACAGCACTCACCTATCAGTGAAAAGTATGGATTGAATAAAGATAACTTTTTTAGTATGGTGGTTAAAAACACCGACAACATTACCGTTTTCCAATACTTGATGGATTATATATCCAATAATAAAGTTACGTTCGATGGATTTACTACAAACAAATGGATTGCCTTTAAACTCATCGCGCGCGTGAACGCAACATTTTATGATAACAATAGTTCGGTTATTAAAGAAAAAGCGGTACTTGAAAAAACGGTTTTAGTTTATGTTCAATTAAGAAAATATGAAGAAAACATTATACAGTTTTCCGGTACCCCAGCGTATCTTCAAAACACATCTGTAAATCCCGTTGAAGTATATTCAACCGCTTTTGCCACGCCAGCGTTTCCCACAACAACTTCAGCAGACCATACTTTTTATATCGCTAAATTATCTGCTTCGAATGACTCTTTCCCATCTGAAATACCAACACAATTAAATCAAAACGAAGTTGAAGCGTTTATTAGAGATAAAGCAAACACTCTTTTATTAGAAAAAACGACCACACCTGGCAACAATATTTCAAACAACCAAACGGTTAGGATTTTTGGTAAATTCTTTCAAACTTTTGAACAAACCGCAACCACAAGAAGTGTAACCCTTCCAACCGCAGGAACGTCCAACTTTAAATTCGCTATTGCACCTGGTCAAAACACCACCACGCCACCTTCATACCCCGCAATGCCTATTGGCTTCTCTGCAGACTTTACACTGAACCTTGGTTTTGTTGGAAACGGGTCTCGAATAAACTTTAGCGCTTCTTCAGATGAAAGGTCGGCACTTATTTCTGGAATAAGAAATCATAGCAGTATTACAAGTCTTACCACACCAGGAACATACACGTTTGACGTTCAAGCAACTGGTTATAAATCAACATCATTACCAGACCCAAACGACCCATCACAAACTATTACGACATATACTGCGTTTGCGGTAAGGGTGGTAGCAACCATTACTGTTACTGCCTCTGAAACCACGCAACATCGCCGTTATGCAATTTCAGTTCGTGGGACCGTTGCAGCAGGTCAGGCATTAGTCAAAGACGTTCTTTATCATTTTGATTTAAAAGAAGAAGAAAACGAAATTCGGTTCAGAGTCAAAGATTACTTCTATGATTTTAATAACGAACCAACGATTGATATAAGATTAGTTTTCCAAGGTAATCCAGACTATCAAATCATTGCCCACAGTAAGTTCTCGGTTAATTTCGGCAGTGAAAACAGATTGTTTTTAGCGGGCAACACCGAATATCCAAACATCGACCGATTTAATGTGTCTAATAACTTGCTGGGTGACGGAGAAAAAAATCAAAGTTACGAATTAACTTATTTTCCATCAAAGAACTATCGTGTTTTGGGTGGCAAAGGCGCAATCAATGGATACGTGGTCGCAACGGATTCCGAGTTGTATATTACAAAACAAGAATATCCAAACGACGACCGATTCTTTATTCGCCAACGTCTGCTTAATGAAAGTGGCATTGTTGGATATAACGAATTTAAGACTAACATTCAAAGAACGCCGATTAACAACCGTTGCATCGTGAGATTCTATAACGATATTTTAATTCTTTCTAAAGAAGGATTGTATGGTGTTGAAATATCCAGTAACGTTCTTACTAACGAAAGACTATTAAAATTACGAAGTGGTTTTATTAATGACGAACTAACAGCAAAGATTAATGCTATTCAAGATAAGTCAAAGATTTTTGTGGTTGAAGATAATCGTCGTATGTATATCTTTATTGGAAAAGAAGTTTATTTAGCGGATAGCCGTTACATTGCTCAAAATCCAAACAGCGAAATAGAAAACTTAAGTTATGAAATAGTTAAATGGACATCAGAAGTAGAATGGTTTACCGGTAAAGCCCAAGACGGTAAGTTTTATTTGATTGACGAAGTGGGTGATGTTGTTTATTCTTTTGGTGAAGAAAATTATGATGAATATATCAAAAAAGAAGCGTCATTTACCACAAGTCAAGGTTTAACTGGACATACCGACAACATCGTTTTTACCATCAATTCAACTTACAATTACATTTTTGCTTCTGCTTCTACCGCTTCTAATTACGCTTTTGTCTTACAAAACGGGTATAAAGTTGTTGGTGATTCCTCAGAAGATTATACCGAAAGCAACGGAACAGTTACGGTGGTTGATGTAAACGCATTTGCCCCATTTACCGACGGCTCGAAACTTTATTGGGAAACAACCCAGGGTGGTGGATTTGAGGTAACAGAATTCACCGTTGCTGGTTTTGAAGCAAGTAATCGAACGACCTTTACTTATGGTGCTACGGCGGGTTATAAACAAGGAAAAATTTATCAAAATATTGCCGGTCTTAAACTTTATATTACACATTTTTGGCAAATTGGTGGTGTTTATCAATTCCGTCTTGCTGTATATCGACCAACCAGTGCAACATTAGTTACGCAAAACCAAGGCGAAACCGACACCGCGTTCCGAACACGCCTTGCTGGTTTGTTTAATGAAGACGAAGATTACTACTTTGTTTCCGGTGGTGCCGTCAATACACTTATTGCGCACGTTCCGTACATCAACACCCGTTGGGTAAGTTCTATTTCCGATTTTGGCAACAATTTGTTTGAAAAGACTTCTTTTCGTGTAAACATTTACGCAACCAAGCAACCAAGTTCAAACAACATGACGTTTGGTTATCGAACTTTGCGTCGTCTTGCGGGGTTGAGCGCGCCAGTCGATTTGTCAAACGAATTTAATCTTCAAGACATAGCTTTTTCTCAATTCAGTCTGGCAACCATGGATACAGTTGGTTTTAGTTTACCAATGAAAGAAAACAACTTCCTTTATATTCAATTCACCATTAACGGCACGGGTAAAATTGAACTTAACGCAATCGAGATTACTTATAAACTTAATCGTATGTTAAAATCAGTAGGATAGGTAAAAAAATATGGCATTCGATGATATTTTAATAACCGAAGCAAAGAAAAACGCCATTAAGGACAAAGGCGCAGATAAGTTGCCTCTTAACCCAACAGCGCAAGGTTATACTGGGCAACAAGTTCGTGCCGCTTTGGCTGCCGCCACGACCGGAAATGTCGATAGCATTTTAAGCGAACTCGAAGCCAAACTTGGTGTTATCAAAGGTCATTTTGAGAGTTATGTTGGCAACGTTTCAGTGCTTACTGCGTTACCACAAGACCTTACTCCATATAACGACACTTTTATCTTTATTAAAAACAATCAAAACGTCGTTACTGAAGTTTATTACATTTCTAATGGCACAGCAATCCTAACCAGATTTACAACCAGCAACATCACTGTGGCTGAAAACCAACCCCAAGCACCAATGACCGGCGATTTGTGGTTTGACATTTAAATATTGTGATATAATAAAATCAAGAGGTAATTATGGCTATTGAAAACAAAGAAGATTTAGTAAAAAAAGTTGCGGTGTTAGAAGACAAACTTTTACCACTCAGACAAGCAAGTGAAGAACT